AATGGTCAAGCAAGATTTAATTGGCGTGCCATTAACAGCGCCTACGAGCAGTTTTACATTAACATCCGCAAAAATTAATCCACCGAGTTTAATAGTGGATGCGACCGATAGTAATGGTAATAAGTTGTATTTATATTTTCTATCGCCTAATCCGAGTGATTGGGTCATTGTTGGATTCTATAATTATGTAGGCTTTGACGTGGGAATAGCATAATGCGTTATTTTATCAACCCAATGAATCAACCATTAGGCCAGAATTTATTTTGTGGATTCTTCAATAATGGAGAAGTGCCTTTACCACCATCGGGTTCTTCTTACTTTATTACTGAAGACTCCAGTGATTATTTTATAACGGAAGATGGATTAAATAATTTTATAACTGAATAAGAGGTTTTTATGCCTGGTGAAATCAAATTTACACAATTACCTACGGGTAGCGCTATTACGGATGCAGATATATTCCCTTCCGTTCAATCAGGAGTTAGTGTCAAGCAACCCGGTTCTGCAATAACCACTTATGCGCAAACTAAGATTACATTGCAAAATGCCTATAATGTCTCTTCACCTAAAGAAATAAAGTTTGGGTTGGGATCGGGTTTAGCTTTTGTTAACTCTACCGATGATAATGTATTCATTATTTCGGATACTGCAACATCTTGCTTAGAACCATTTGTGGTATCAAAAACGGGGACGGATGGAATATCAGTCATTCAAACAACCGATCCTGATTCCACGGTATTTGAAGTAAAAAGCACTACCTATGGCAGCATTTCAGAACCCGTCATGTCTGAAATTCAAAGAAATGTCATTGATATCAGTGGCACTCCTATTGGACTGGGTGTTTTTACGAATACTACTAAGACCCGAGATTATTATGATGGTACCTCCTGGCAAAAAATATTAAACACACAAAACGTCAGTGGGAGCGGCACTGTTACGGTCACTGATAATGGAGATGGCACTATTGATGTTTTTGGATCGGGAGGATCAACTACTCCCGCAGCTTCATTTGCCGCTTATTCGGTTATCAATAACTCGGCTCCCCGTCCGGCAACTACAGCATTCGGCGCTGTGCCAATCAGTTCTGGTTTCACTGATGTTAGTGACCAGAATTTCACGAGCCAGACAATGACAATTGCTGGCGTGAATACAGTGGGATCTACCTATACTGGGACTGATACGAATAATTTTCAAGTTAATCAGTCGTGTGTATTGCGATCAACAGATACTCTTTTTAGAGAATATTATTATGCAATTGCTATTTTACGAGTGGGTGGATCAATAGAGACTACACTATTCCAGGGATATACTAATACTAATCAAACAATTTTATTCCCAGCCGCAGTGAGTTTAAATGGGATAGTTACACTATCCACTGGCGATACTGTATTTACTCAAATAGTGTCGTTTAATAGTTCTGCAAATTCGCCAACCTATACGATTACGTCAGAAGTTTCTAGTATCGCCGGAACCGCTATTCCGACTTTTCAGGAAATTTACGATAATGATCCCGAATACCCCGCGTCAGAAGTTAATTTGGCAACCAACGGTAGTATTCAATTTAATTATGGCTCTGACGTTTCTTTCGGGGCAGGATTAAATGGGATAGCCAGTACATTGGGATTGCGTCTTTTACCATCAAATGGGATTGAATCAATTGAAGCTTTGGTAACGGATGATCCCACAACCGCTATATTTACAGTAGTATCTACAATTCGCGGATCAAAACCGTTGCCGGACATGACGACAGCACAGCGTGACCTTATCTCAGGATCAAAACCAGTAGCGCTGGGTATCTATGACATCTCTATAAATACTCCTCAGTTTTGGACTACCGATAATACTTGGATAAGCATGATCAATGATCAATATGCTCAAACCATCGGTGGTGTTAAAACATTTTCGAGCAATATCATTGGCAATTTAACGGGTAATGCTTCCACAGCCACCAGCGCGACAAATGCCACTAATGCCGCCACAGTTTCGACTTCCACAAATGCATCATTTTTTCCGATATTTGTCGCATCATCGAGTAACAGTAATCAGCCGTTCAACCTCGGCACTGGACTGAATTTTAATCCAAGTACGAATAATTTAACGACTACTACTTTTACAGGCGCATTATCTGGTAATGCTTCGTCAGCAACTATCTTACAGACCGCACGGGCTATTAATGGTGTCAGTTTCAACGGGAGTGCCGATATAACTATTACAGCGGTACCGGGAGGTTCGGCCAGCGGCGATTTATCGGGCACGTATCCTTCCCCCACCGTTGCAAAAATAAATGGTGTAACGCTCGGTAGTACAACAGCGACTTCGGGCAATCTACTGATCGGTTCCGGTACTCAGTGGGTAACGAATGCAATGAGCGGAAATGTAACCATAAATTCTACAGGTGTTACTACCATTGGGGCTAGCCAGGTCACTAATTCAATGCTGGCAGGTAGTATTGACCTTACTTCCAAAGTGACAAACGATTTGCCATTTTCAAACGGCGGATTCGGTTTTCATACGGCAACCACAGGGGATATTTTCTATGCTTCTGGGACCAATACACCAAATAAACTAGCGGATGTTGCTACAGGACAGGTTTTAGTCTCCGGTGGTGTTGGTGTTGTCCCCGCCTATTCCGCAACGCCCACATTAACTTCTTTAACATTGCCAAATGGGCAAGGATTAGTGTTGGGCGCTACTACTGCTAATCAATTAACTATTACTTCAGCGAGTGGTGCTGGAAATCGTGCGGATATTGTATTGAATAGAAATGACTTCACGAATGGAAATTGTCGGTTCTTCTTTCAAACAGCCACCACAAATGAATGGTCAAACGGAATGCGTGGCGGCAGTGGCGACTATCAAATTTTTGATGAAGTGAACGCTGTAACTCAATTAAGAATGACACAAGCTTCGGGAACCACTGCGGTTTCTACTTTCGCTGGGCAAGTAATAATTAATGGCCTGGGAGGAGTAAATTCACTTGTCGCAACGAATGCGAGTAAACAATTAACGACTACGGTATCTGGAATTTCTCCCACTTTTACTGCACTAACCCTATCTACGGGCGATCTAACAGTCACGGGTGGCAATATATTGATTGGTACGGCTGCGAAATCACTTTCATATAAGAGCGGCGCAAACGGATGCACAGGCACTTCTACTTTAGTAGCCGGAACCGTTTCCGTGTCCACGACAGCCGTAGCCGCAACCGATCTTATTCAGGTAATGGTTACATTAGTTGGTGGCACGCAAGGCATTATTTCGGTGCCTTCGGCCTCAATTTCCGCAGGTTCTGGATTTACAATAAATTCATCTTTAATAGCTGACACATCGACAGTGAAATGGTGGCTATTAAAAGTAGCTTAATTAAATTATAGGAGACAATAGTATGACAATTAGATGGGTAGAAGGTGCGCCACGATTTTTACAAGGGCAATATGCACCGACAACTACAGAGGCGAGTGCGAATAAGGGTGCTTTTGATTTTGGCGCATTACAATTTTTCTGGGATAGGCTCAATAGTAATGTTTATTTTTTACAATTCATGGATGGCGATAATATTCAAACATGGGCTAATTATCCGCAAGATTTAGACTCACTGGGAATAATAAGTTTCTTAACACTGATAGTCCCGTATAACGATAATTATGTGCGATGGGCAGTTTCAGACTATGACCCCACTTCAAATGAGGATATTGCGGATAAATTTTTTGACGGCGAATTTGGCATATTATTTTGGAATCAGCCCAACGGCAAACTTTTCAAAATGACTGCTTATGAGCCAAATCCTGATGGGGGTTATATTCAAACGTGGACACAAATTATATAGGAGCAGTCTATGAAACAAGTATTAAGCAATCCAATTATGGTCAATGTTGAATTAAATTTAATTCAAGATATTGTCAAAATTATCGGTCAGGCTATTCATAATAAGTTTTGTCATGATGATATTGACGCAGTTAAGCATACATTAATTAATAAAGCGCAACAAGCGATTCAAGCGCATCAGAATAATTCTGATGTTCCAGCACAGTAATTTTTACAGGAGAAAATAGTATGGCAATTTTATCTTATCAGCCTAATTTTGTAGGCGAAACCGATGTTAAGCCTCGATTAGTACGGTTAGTAGTGAATGATAGTTATGCTACATTGACGACAGCCGGATATTTAACATCATTCTTAATGAGTTCTGAACCTTTAGAACCTACGGACTATATATTTGCAACCTACGGTGCTGATTCAACTTCTCATGCGATCTTAACACCATCTATCAGCAATGGCGTAGTCACTTTAATACCTCTACCCATTAGTTCAGGCGATGTCTTATTGCCCGTCCTTGCGAATCATCTGGCTGTATTTACGAATACGGCAGGTCAGGTTGGCGATCCTTCAGCGACCGCTATTCACGGTGGTAATCTTCAAGCAGGACTATCCGGTACCGCAGGTTATGTGGCTTCATTCCCTGCAACAGCCGCTAAGGGAAGCTTACATTTAACAGGGGTAGCCAACACAGGCGACACTATCACCACTATTAGCAATGCTGCGATGGGTCAAGCCAGTGTGATTTCGATTCCTGATCCAGCGGGTGCCACGGCTGATTTTGTGATCGCTCCCGCTGCTTTGGTCAATAATAACTTAGTGAAAGCAAGTGGTACAACCGGATTGGTTGCTGATACGGGTATTGCTGCTGCTGCCGTCCAACTATCCGCTAATATTAAGTCAAATGTTTTAAGTTATGGTGGGGGTGGTACGGGGCCTTCTTTCACGATTGCGGGTCTTACAACATCCAGCATTATTTTAACTCAAATCGCTTCTTCGACTAATGTGGTTGTTATTGATAGTGCCAAAGTGACCGCTCCAGATACGCTCACACTTAATTTCAGTGCTGATCCAGGAGCAGCTACTACAGTCAATTATATAGCGTTTGTGGTTCCACAATAAGAGGTTTTTATGCCCCTTAAAAAAGGAAAAAGCCGTAAAGTCATTAATGATAATACGAAAGAAATGATTCAGGCTGGATATCGGCCTGATCAAGCTTATGCCGCGTCTATGCAAAAGGCGGGTAAAAGCAAAAAGAAAAAGAAAAAGTAATTTTTCTTTGTTTTTAAACCTATAGGAGAAAATGAATATGTCTATTGCTGAATTTGGATTTGGGTTATTAGACCCATCTGCCTTGACTACGGGACTCAGTATTGCTGCTGTAAGCGGAGTGACTGGTCCATCATTAACCGGATTGCAGATCATCAAGACCAACTCGAATGTACACAATAACTTTGTGGAAATTTTGGGTACTCTATCCTTTACAGCAACCGCTGCAACGGCAGTCCTGGATATTACCGTACCGAATGCCACGACCGATGTATTTGCCGATGCTGCTCAAGTGCAGGGTGTAGCGAATGTATTGACAGGTACGGGTTTAGGTAACTTGACCGTCTTAGTTACTACAGCCGCTACCCGGAATATTCGGGCTACCTTTGCATTAGGTAGTGGTGCGGGTGTTTATACGATTAATTTTGCATTTACGTTTCAAATTAATCAAGCCTTGACTCCATAATCCTGATAACACATGTTAGGGCGTAGTCTATATACGCCCTTAAGTGTAGGAAAAATATGAATAATAGTGTAATATGTAGACTATAGACAGGACTTCTGTAATATGATACAAGATGCATATATTAATCATAAAGAAGGCAACGAATGTATGAACAATGTCTCTATAGCTGACATAGCCAGTTTTGTCTCAATAGGTATTGCGGTTGGGAGCGTTATTTATTGGGGTGGTGGTTTGGAAAAAAGAGTAAGGGCCATTGAGAGTTGGAAGAATAACATTGATTCTCAATTAGCGCGTATAGAGAATAAGATTGACTTATCGACCACACAAACTACAGCACGTATTGATCAATGTCAGCAGAGCCTATTGGACGCGATAATGAAGCGATAAGTGCCGCTTTATGAACTGAAAAGTTTTTCTTTGCCGTGAGAATACTGGCTTGTAATTCTTTGAGCCGTTGTTCTCTGTTTCTATCGCGGGTTTTTAATTCCCGCATCTTCTTGAGTATATTCTGCTCATGTGCAAAATAAATCTGCTTGGCAATTTCTAATTCCGATATAATATTTTTTTTAGTCATATCTCAATACTACTTTATTTCTGTATATAAATCAAGTAGAATGTTCATTTTGCCGCTTTAGCTCAGTAGGTAGAACAATTGCCTTGTAAGTAATTGGTCATCCGTTCGATTCGGATAGGCGGCTTTGAATGGAGAGAGAGATATGCACATTTTACCGAAATCGTCCCATGCTAAACACATCATTAAAGCGTGGATTGATAATGTTCCGATAGATAATAAAGCGATTGAACAGCTTAATAATGTGGCTAGTCTGCCCTTTATTCACAAGCATATTGCGGTTATGCCCGATGTGCATTGGGGTATGGGGGCAACGGTGGGCAGCGTGATTCCTACTATTGGGGCAGTAGTTCCAGCAGCGGTAGGGGTTGATGTAGGATGCGGCATGATTGCTGTCAAACTCACTTTACAAGCCTCTCAATTACCCGATAATCTGCATAATTTACGATGCGCTATTGAAGCGGCCATTCCGCATGGACGTACCGATAATGGTGGCGTAAATGATAAGGGGGCGCGCAGCAAGCCTATTTGCGGAGAGAGTAACTCTGAATTAATACCTGATCTAGACTTAATTTTAGAAAAACATTCCTATCTTCATAAATGGAATACTGAGCGTGCATTTAGACACATGGGGACATTAGGGGGCGGCAATCATTTTATCGAATTGTGTTTAGATGAAAATCAAAACGTATGGCTTATGTTGCATTCGGGTTCACGGGGTATTGGCAATGCGCTGGGTTCTTATTTTATTGAACGTGCTAAAAAAGATATGCAGCGATGGTTTATTAATTTACCGGATGAAGATTTAGCTTATATTCCTGAAGGCTCCGACTTATTCAATGACTATATTGAAGCCATCACATGGGCGCAGTTATATGCTGCTGCCAATCGAAAAACAATGCTTCATTATACTATGTTGGCAATTAAAGATGAACTCAATATTCACTGCTCCATAGTTGAGATGCCTATTATTAATTGCCATCATAACTATGTGACCAAAGAAAATCATTTTGGCAAGAATGTTTGGATTACCCGTAAAGGGGCCGTGCGCGCTCGCCTCGGCGATTTTGGTATAATTCCGGGGTCTATGGGCGCTAAAAGCTTTATTGTTAAAGGATTGGGAAATCCTGATTCTTTTCACAGTTGTTCTCACGGTGCTGGTCGGGTCATGAGCCGTACCCAAGCCATTCGAGAGGTTAGCATGGAGCAGCATTTACTCGACACAATGGGAGTGGAATGTCGAAAAGATGCAAGTGTTTTAGATGAAACACCCAGAGCTTACAAAGATATTGAGGCTGTAATGGCGGCTCAAGCGGATTTGGTGGAGATAGTCCATACTTTAAAACAAATCCTTTGTATTAAAGGATAGTATTTTTATTAACATGAGGAGATTAGAATGAAAAAAAGTATTATTACGGATGCTTTGGAATGGTTGGGTAAGATTATTCCAGACCACATACTCGTCAAAAGGGATGCAATTCACTTAGCCGTTGAGCCAATGGTTGCTCAACAAGAATTACTTCCAGGACAAATCTATTATGTCGATGATAAGAAAGTGGGCATAGTTGATCCTTTCCTTGAAAATGCCGTTTCAATAGGACAGAAATTTTTACTGGTGCTTTTTCCGGGTGAAGTCTCTGTATTACGCCATGATTGGGAGCATCCTTTACTACCGAAGAATAAAGAAGATACCGAGATACTTGATCAAAAAGAAATATCCATTCTATGGATGAAACGATTTGCTATAGAGAATGGCTATTATGAAGAAGATATGGATGATTATACTCATATTATAGAGAAGATATGTGAATTTTTAGATGGTGAAATAGACTGTATTGTTAATGGCGAGTGGGATATTACCGATACATTCTGGTATCATTTCGAGATCATTACTGGCCGAAAGATCAAGGATGATGATCGGATTTACAATTTTCCATGCACATGTTAAACTATACTATACCCTGGGCATAGTGACTATCAAGATTGAAACCGAAGAAGTGACAACGTTTTGCTCCGCTTCGAGGATTATAGAATGATTGAACATCAATGGGCAGATTATGAAGCCTACGAAGAACATCAAAACCCAAGCAGTGCAGAACGGTGTTATGATAACAATCCGATCAGTGTAGCAGAAAGTCATATTGAAGAGCTGGCACTTACGGGTCAATTGGATGACGTATATGAAGACGATCAGTATATTTGCATTGTCACGAATAGAGACACCGGTGCAATTAATCGGATTGAAGTAACGCTATCGCTGGAGCATGTGACTGAGTATCACGGTGAAGGGAAGCTTTTACTATGAACAAGCATTGCAGCTATTGTGATAAAGTAGATGAGCTTAGACCTTATGGAAAAAACGCTGCACTAATATGCTTTGATTGCGGAATGCTTACAGAACATATATCGGAAACTGAGCAACAGTTTTCCTCTCAAATAGATGCGTGCATGGGGTTAACGATCATTGGCGAAGAGTCAGGGCCTAGGCCCTTCAAAACGGGTAATAACTAAAATGAATCGCAAAATCCTTTGCGTAAAAGGGTGAACTGTTGCATAATATGCATTATCTGGGCATAGCGTAGTCTGGTAGCGCAGGGCGTTTGGAACGCTCAGGTCGGTGGTTCAAATCCATCTGCCCAGAATGAGTCCTTTACCTATCGGTTCTGGATCAATCGAGGTTTATAGGCTGAACCAGCGTAGCGAATCAGCCTAATGAGCGCTAGGTTGTGCAGTCCACCCTCCGATTAAAAACTCGGTTAGAGTAGGCCACGAAAAACTGCTTCATAGGCTAATTTATTGACTGGTGTCGAATTCACTGGTACTTAAGCAATAGATTGGCCTATCGAATTTAATATATTGGCATATAGAACATAAATTGTCTCTTCTTAAGCCCATACAAAGGACTAGCCTTCCCTACTTCTAGTTCGCTATATCCCGGTGGGATTGGCTTAAAATATCCTGCTGCCTTTGCCGCAGCACCGCTGTTAAAAACACCGCAGACAGTGAGTATTTTAGAAATGGGTTCAGTGCTTTTAATAATGAGAATCGGGAATGGATAGCCTATGGATTTTGGTTCAATGGGAGTGCGTGCTATAGGAAAAGGATGGTTTATTGAATCTTTATCATAAATCTGTTTTGTATAGACTTCCGCTTCACACATAGCTAGGAGATCATATAGCATTGTATCGGCAGACAAAATCCAGATTCTATCATCACTTAATAGATATTTATTCCTTTCGGAAAGCGCATCTTCTAAATAAATAATTTTCAATCGCCTATGACTATAGGAATCATCTTTTAGAATATAGTCCACACCATGCGTTGGTATAGCTTCTTTCTCTAATAAATATTCATAAATATGATTCTTATTAAATCCGCCAGCATATTTATAAGAATAGTTTATTGGATAATGAATAGCGCTATCCATCTTACAAGCATTCATTTCATTTCTTTCTTCTTCTTGACTACCTTATATTGAAGTGGTTGAGCCTGAATGGTTTGAATGTCTAGGTTCAGATGATCGTATAGAAGTTTTAGTTTATTAAATTGTTTATCAACATATTTTTCTTCAACAAAAACGCCTGTCTGCCAGGAATGATGTATAGTTTTAGACTCTTCAATATCCAGATATTCTTCAATCTTTCTTTTAAACTCATTTAGTTTCTTTTCAACTAAATTCTTATCAATGGAATCATTATTTTCTCGAAAAGTATTGTCATGAAGATCATTAATATCATAATGTCTTAAATCAAAATGTGAATCTAACCCCATCTTATGGGCTAAATTATTAATTACGGCAAATACTAAATTATGATTATCATTTATCCTAGCATTTGACCTATCTATTTCATGAATCAATATTAATGTTGTAATTATAAACATAACAAGAAGTGCCGATATTATGATACAAAATATAATCATTTCTCTAATTCCTCTTTCTTAACCAATTCAACACTTGACGGAGAATTCCTAAACTCCACGCCTAAATAATCTAATAATATTTTAAGCTTATTTGGTTTAGGATGTTTAAATTTCTTAATGCGAATTTTCTTTATTGTCATTTCTTATCGCCCTTATCATCCAATTTCCGCTTAATATATTGATCATACCCATCAATCGTATCATTAATGGACTGCAATAATTTAGGTGGTAAGTCTTGAATTTGCTTATTATTGACTATTTTGGGAAGGGCATAGATGAGCATAGCATCTTGTTTAGATGGCGTGAGAGTCCCTATCACAGTGGCAACGATGGCAATTATTCCAGTTCTATAAACAAACTTAATGGTATTTTTACAATATACAGTATCATCTATCTGCTCAAAAACTCTAATTGTAAAAAATATAAAAGAAAATATACCGAATAAAAGAGCTATTAGTATCGAAGCAGTACTAATATTATCCAATATACTAAATAAATAAATCAACCATGCTGACATAATGACCTCTCAGATTAAATCTGCTCCCATTGCTGAGAGCAGTTAGAATTATTTGGACTTTTTAGCTTTTGCTTTTTTGGGCGTATTTTTCTTATGTTGTTCTAATTTCAGAATCTTATCTAATCGGAATGTTTTGGCGGTTGGCTTTAAAAGCTTGTTCTGAATTAATGTAGTAGCTAGTTTCTTAAATTTATTAACAGATAGTTCCAATTCACTAACGATTAATACTCCCTTTGGAGCAATAGGCATTTCACCACCTTTAAAATTCAAAATAGTACCCGGAGATAAATTTACTTCATATCCATCTAAATAAGTCGTCAAATCTTTATAAATAACACCAATAACTTTCTTGCTCATATTGTCTCTCTCATAATAAAAAATAAACCTATTTATCTCTATAGCAGAAATAAATAAACCCAGCGGTCATGGCTGACCCTAATAAGTAACCAATTAATATGTTGGTCATATTCAGATAGTATGATAGTTTTGTATATATGTCAATGTTTTAGTGAATTATTTTCTAGATGGTAATAAATCTTTCAATTTTTCATTTAATCTATCTTCTGGATAAGAATGTACATCGCGAGAAGAACAATAGGCTTTTTGAGCCGTGTAATATCCGTTAGGATGCATTTTTGTATCTTCTAGTTTATGTTGTGATGCTTCCATTTCCTGAATAAGCCGATTCAAATACCAGACAGCTTTCTTATAATCCTTTAAAGCATTCTCCTTGAACGGCCCACGTGAAATATATTTAAGGGCTGTTAAGCGCAAATGACCGATGAATTCCTCATGACTTGATTTGGCTTTCATGACATCAATGACCTCAATACCGCCTACGGTATAATGATCAGGATGGTTAATAGGGTCATGATCTTTCATCTAAACACTCCAATCATGTTGATTAGAACACATATACCGTGTCACTGGAGCCAACTTAATGGGCTTCAATTGTGTTCTAGTTTCGCATTGATAGGTCAAATATTCAAGCTTTTTATTCAATTCTCTATAAGCTTCTTCATATTCTTTATTAATGACTTTGCATATTCCTTTGAAGACCTTTCCAGCGTGATCGCATTGTTGACATTGCATATTAGCTTACTCCTTTATTGGCTAAAACTGCCGCTATACCCATTATAATTATTGCGATTAAGAATGCCGCTATTCCAATCCACATTGGAATGAATACTAACCACCATGACCAAAGTGCTATTTTAGTAATTCCGGCTAGTTTTAGAATAATAAACACCATAAGAAATAATGTAAGTGGAGTGCCAAATTTCATTTAGATTATCCTATTAATAAGTTATTTTATAAAAAATCAATGACCTTCATAATCTTTTCATCCAGAAAAGCGACATCGTAGATATCCACATAATGATCATAATCCCCCGAATATCCAATGAATCGGTATAGCATTAAGTCATCTTCATTCATATTGAAATAATCATTGCTCCTCATTCTCTGCCTCTTCTTTAATTCTCTGTATTCGATCTTTCATACGATTACTGACCCACTCTTGTAATTCATCGGGATCCCGTCTCTTAAGATTATCCGGCAGAACATTATCTACAAAAGTAGGCCAATCTAAGGGACTGGTAAATGTATCAATCATGCTTATTCTTATCCTCTAATTCTGTGAGCCGTTCGATGATTTTCGATTGATGATGAATATACACTTCTTCATGCGCATCGAATTTCTTCTTAGTATGGTCAGCTTTTTCAGTCCATATCTGAATATCACCTTTGACGTGAAGTTGATAACTTTCCAAGCGAATTGTTAAATCTCTGAGCTTACTTTCTATATTCTTCTGCCATTGTTTTTCAAAGCAATGCATGAAAATAAGCCCAATAAACGCCAATAATCCGGCAATACCGCACATAATTTCTAGAATTTCCATCATCATTTCTCTGCTTTTGGTTTTTTAACTTTGACACTCTTTGATTTAGGGGCCGCTTCTTTCTTAGGAGAAGATTCACAACCTATTAAATGTAAATAGTTTTGCCTAAACTCTCTGAATTCTTTCTGTAATAATTCTAATTGAGACATTTGTGATTATAATCTCAATATCCCATTCTCAATTTCTTTTTGTTTAAGAATAAGATTGTTGCATTTGGAATCTATAATTAAGCGTGAATCATACATTAACTTAATAATTTGATCCAAATGAATAAAATTATGAAATATACTCTTAATTTTTTTTAGCATGTTTCTTTCTCTTCCCCATATCCTCTAGCTTTGATTCAATAACTAACAATCGGTTTTCCAATTCAATGGCAAGCTGGTCAATTCCATCGCTTAAAGCATCTATTTTACTGGATGTCAGTGTGCGTATGAGTTGATCGGGCGAATGGCTATTTGTCCGTAATATTCTGTCATTTAGTTCTTTGAAGATCATCTTCATTGTTTTTCGGATCATAATTTACTCTGTATCAATCTATAATCCGGTCATAATATTATAGTTTGATCAAAAAGTAAAGCATAAATTGCATAAATAATTTCATAATGGCGTTTACTTTTGGACTATAATGCGATAGAGTAAGGAATGTCACATTCCCAATGGCTATAATTATAATTGTAATCATAACCCCTCCATTGGGAATGGACATTAATTTAAGAACGGGGTGGCATACGGGTGGTGACGTATTATTGGCTGAACTAGTGTAGGCGATAAGCAGAGTTCGATTCTCTGGCCCCCAGAATTGTCCCTCTGGCGGAATTGGTATACGCGGTTGGCTTAGACCCAGCTTATTAGGAGTTCGAGTCTCCTGGGGGATATTTATATAAGGGCGGTTATAGTTGGTTAAAGCCCAATGCCGTCCACCAAATCTATAATGGAGAACATTAAAATGCCTATATTTAAAATAGATCAGGAAAAAAAACCTCTTAATCCTATAGTTACTATCACGACAGAATTATACAAAGATGGTTCAGTCGAAATAATGGCTACATTAGATGGAGAATCTGCTCCATTATTTCTAATATATCCAAATGGCACATGGCGAACACGAAGTGGTGGACTAGCTTATACTTCATTATTATTAGAAATGGGTTTTCAATTGGATAGTAATCGCCAATTACAAGCCATCAATGTGGATGGCAAGAAAATTGATGTTCCTTCAATGTAGGAGATAGCCCAATGACAGTTCATTGGATTTGCGAAGAATGCGCCCTTTTAGGCGGTGGTAAGATGCCTGAGAATCATCTAGCAGCGTGGCATCTAGGCAAATGTGATGCATGTGATCAAAAAAAGACCGTTACTGAACCCCGTGATTTTGGCTATCCAAAGATTATTAGAAATCGCCGATTACAGTTTGCACAAAGTTTTAGCGGGGGTGATAATGATGAGGATCGGATTAAAGTATAATTCTAGTTCTTTTCATTCTTTAATCTCTCTTCAATAAATTTTATCTTTAGCATTATAACAGCTAATTCTGCTGTCCGACACTCATTCTTCTCACACAAAAAATGCGGACATAGTGATTTATCTGCTCTCAGATAAATCTCTTTGAGCTGAAGTCTTTTCAATTGCCATTTATAATAAAATTTCATTATTCCCTCCCATTATGTTTCAACCATAGGCCCCTTCTCTTCTTTATAGTCAGTCCCCGGAATGCAGCCTTCGTTCTCATCGAGTATTCTCCAGAATACCTCTTCTCGATGAATAGCTACGCTCTTAGGTGCTTCTATTCCCAATCTGACTTGATTGCCTTTAACCCCCAATATTTGCATTTTACTGAGACTCCCATCGGGTAGAATCTGATAAATAGATTCCCCAATGCGCCGGGTTAATACAAGCATTTAAATCTCCTGCTGACTGAGTTGAGTATCCATTCTTTCAGAAGATGCTATGGTAGGTGGCAACTTCTTCTCTTTTCTTCCTTTCAATGCGGCAATCCAATGATCCAAATCAGCATAACTCATTTCTTCTAATGAGGCACAACCCTTCATTTCACACCCTTTTAAAATACTTAATTGAGGAATCATTAATTCATTCGCCAATTCTTTTAAAAGGCTGACTTGGTCAGCGGTTGCTTTTATAACGGGTGCTGAAATAGGTGTCTGAATCGGTGTTCCTTCATTTAGCCAGTCAATCAATTCTTTTCCAAAGGCTATGCCGGGTTTCGTGAAAAGCTTATCTTGAAAGCGTCCGGTTCTGTCTTTAATCACTTCGCCCACATGATCAACAGAAATCTCCATCAATAAATCGAATTCGTATTCAATTCCTTTACCTTGCTCTGGCGCAAGCCCAACGCGCACTGGCTTTGTCTTTCCACTATTACCTTGTTCCGTGAGCCAATCTGTCTTCGCCCGTATCGTGCAAATAATATGGCCGTCAAAGTCTAATATAGCCTCAATTAATCTCTTCTGCATGGGCGTACCTTCTGACCAGGCACTCCAGCTATTGCCTTTAAATTTGCTCTTGGTTAAAACGGCTACCTCATCCAGAATTGCTTGCCATGCATGACTGAGCGAATCAATAATGAGCACCGAATATTTTGCTTGTGTCGCCATTTTAATGGTAGCAATATAATTATCAATGGTTGGCACTCTTAAATCTATCGTTTGAAACTTAAAGATAGGTTCTTCTTTTCGATTTGCATATTTACTAGCGCTTTTATGTTCAGTATCAATCAGTAAAATTCGATCACTCATACCATGCGCAATAGCCAAAGCAGTAAAAGTTTTACCCGCCCCGGATGGACCATAAATAGCACATCTTAGCTTTGATTGACTTTTCGTTGCTTCTTCAATTTGAAATTTCATAAATATACTCCTTAATGACATTCATTTAATAATTCGATTAATTTAGCCGCTTGTGCTATTCTGATTCTTTCTCTAGCATAAGCAGCATCAGCATCAGCAGCATAAGCAGCAGCAGCAGCAGCAGCATCAGCAGCAGCATCAGCAGCAGCATCAGCAGCATCAGCAGCATCAGCAGCAGCATCAGCAGCATAAGCATAAGCATAAGCATAAGCATAAGCAGGAGCAGATTTTCGGGCTTCCAACCATTCTTGAGTGGAAATTATTCTGTTTTGAGAATATAAATCTGCAATTTTCTGAATTGCATTTCTATTCATATTTGTTCTTGCATACTGAATAACTCCATATTCTTTATTTATTAATAGCCATATCGCAAATTTAGGCCAAACTGTCTTTAAAATAGCGCCCACATGAATTGCGGATAAGAATTGTCCGGGCCAAAGCTTGGCATGGTCTAATGGTAATCCTTCAAATATTCCGTCTTCTAGTCTTGCTAATAGTCTTGGAATACCTAGTTGAATTTCATATTGAGCATGAATTGAACCAGAACAATCATTCTGCCCCATGTCAAGAGTGCATCCAACTGCACAGCCTTTTCCATTTTCCCAATAGAAACCCTTTTTAATCTCATCTGCTATTCTATGCCCTTCGACACGTGCCAAAAATTTATCTTTAATAGCTTGATCGTTATGATAAGCCCTCAAATTTTCCATAATCATTCCTCCAAAAGTTGTTGAATCGTTTCATCACTGGAGACATTGAATTGATTCCATGCCTCCACTAATCCATAATTATCTGCAAATTCATCAATGCGCCGTCTTAATTCTCTGAGTTCATTTTCAGTTTGTATATGTTCATAATCAGCGACACTTAATCCTGCTTTTATTTCACTCATCATGCCTTGTTGATGGCGAATGACTTCGATTAATGTTTGAATGTCTTTATTTTCCATTGGCTTCCTCCTTGAGTTTTTTTAATTTTTTATCAATCCATTTACGGGTTGCCGGATATTTAAGACAATATACATATGATTCAATTATGGTAACACCAAAATCTAAAGCATTGGAAAGATTAATTAAATGCTTTATATCTTCTTCTATTTCTTGCTGCTTATCAATAAATAATTCAAATTTACTGTGTATGAATGAATCAAGGGACCGTGAAGAAGGTTCCCATGAACCTTCGGTTTGCTCTTTCTCGTTATAATATAATTTATCATTCATTATTTTATATAAATATTCATAATTTCGTGTCGGTTCTTTCTCTACTAGAATAATACCTTTATATAATTCTGGAAGTGCTTCAATTAAATTCATTTGTCTTCTCCTAATAATTCAGGGTTTTGGTAGATATTGCCGATTATTTCGCAGTAATCAATAAATTGAAATATTCCTACCATTTCACCATCATCAGTTAATTCTAATATTTCTCCATTATCGCATAATAATAAAAATGATGCTTCTTTATAGATTATTTGGCAAATATATATTTCCGGCTCCTTAAGAAGTGTTCCTGGCCCAAAAGATATTTTAACAATATCCCCTTCACACAATTCTACTCCATTAATATCTTTGCAGTCTTCGCCGAGATATTGCATGATCTCACATTCAGATAATGTAAATATCAAAGCTCTTTCGGCAACAATAATATATTGACCAGATAATTGGGATGCTAATATATCAGTTAATGTAAAGTCTGAAATAATTTTTAATTCTTTATGCCACGCCCTAAATTTAAACTGTCTCATTTTGTCTCTCCATTTTATATTCAGTCCGAAACTCACCCGGATGCCATGACCATGGTTTTTCTTTCGCTAATGCCTCATTGAGTGCTTCAAATGCTTCTTGGACTTCTTCACTCGCACATTCTTCAAAATACATATCTTCAGGATAAATATCCTCCCAATAATCATCTGATATTTGACTTGGCTGCACTCCTTCGCAAATAGTGAGCCTTAAATCTTCATAAGATATCTCGGGTTCCTCATCTTCTAAAAAACACTCAATCTGATCTGAATCAAAAAAATATTTATCATAAGTATCTGAATAGAGAGGCGTAATTCCATCCCATTCTTTAAAGGGTTTTTTATTGTATTTTTCTATTTTTTTCGTCTGAGAACATGGTTTGCACCATCCATATTTTACAAATATTTCTCCACATTCACATTTTCGATGCGTGCAGCCATCATATCGGGCCATGCGCTCATCTTCATTATAAAAGCATCTATTTTTGCTGACCCATCCTGTTACGGTAATAAGCTGTGCAGATTCTTCATCCGTTTCAAAGATGATTTTATCTTGAATATTATTATTCATAATGATCTTAGCCTCCTATCTATATCGGCCCTTATTAAAAAGCCTTCATCTGATTGTAATTCAAACTTTTTCAATTGACGCTTTGCAATTTCTCTAATGGCTTTTGAGAAATGCAATTTATTCTTTTTTTTCTGAGTCTTCATTATCTTCCTCCTTCTCTATTTCTTCAGAAGAAAAATAATATTCTTGATGAAGACTCATTGAAACACTGAATCTTTTGGTTTCACTATTAACTACCATTGACTTAACAATAACCACAAACTCCTCATATTCTCCATACGGATCACCATCTCCCCATCCGTCATGAGTAAATTTCTCAATGGCCTTTTCTGCGGCATCGTCAAAATCACATGCTAAAATAATTTCTCCATCATCTAATTCATGACCTTCTGAATCTAATGTAGTGCATAAATAACTTTCCATTAAAACTGCCCTCCTTTAATCCCTAACCAACTATATATTTTAAACTTATCATGGTCTTTCAATGATTTTTGTTTAAACGCCTCAAGTTGCCGACACATTTGATAGTAACTGTGGTATAGAAACCCCGAGCATAGTAAGATGACAATCAGACAAACTATTTTTAATGCAATCATGCGCAATCTCCTTTCCAAAAAAGTCAGTTATAAACGTGGTCAATGAATCATCATTCAATGGTAAATCATTGACATAAAGAAACTTAGCAAAATAAAGGTTAGCCATGTTTTTAAAAGTATTTTGGTTTCTTTTTTTCATAAGCAAATATTGTTTACCGTATAAATATTCCATAATTTCGACCACTCTTTCATTCGTAACTTGATCCAAGCGCGGCCATTGAATTTTATTTTCGATATCTGATAATATATTCCATCCAGATTGCCAGTGAACAGTTGGGTGAATCATATTAATGATGGATGGCAGCATATATTCTTTCATGAATAACCTCTTATTTTATGAATATGTTGAGCCAAATCAGGGTGTTGATAATGCAGCATAGACCAGTACTTTCCGTACCATTCGTCATAAGCCTTGGTAATTGAATCATAAATATTGGTATGATTCTTACAGTCTTCACACCGTAAATGGTAATGAATGGGATTGATGGGATCATCGGCATATAAGCTAATAGAGGTCCCTTCGCAATCCAGGCAAGAAATATCGCTCATAAAGTCTCCATCCGATCTGACAAATTCTTAATAAATTCTTGATGCGCATGTCCCGATTCATACAGCGATTGCCAATAAGCATGTTCTGCGAATTCGGTAAATATTTGATCAATGTCTTGACGTGCAGCATTTAGAATGATAGTATATATTTTGTCCACTACTTCCTGGGCATTGAGTTTATTGTTGTAATGGTCTTCTAAGACCGCAATCATATTGCGCGCTGGGTCCGGGTGATATTGCAATATTTCACAGCCGTCAAAATGACTGTGATCTTTGAGAACCGCTATCGCTATCTGTTGTTGGTCTTTAGTGGGTAAATCATCGAGTTTCTCAACTGAACCAATATAATAGTGTTGGGTTACTAAATGTACAAGTTCTGTGTGATCAATCCGCATACAATAGCTCCTTGTTAATGTAATAGAGGCCGCAGTATAAGCAGTCCAATGAAGGCTTACTAGTTACTTTGTCCTATTGTTTTGTAGGAAAAGCCGTATAATCCTAACCTTTTTTTCTCGGATAGATTAATCTGAATTATACATTTTATTTCTTGGAAAATACAGTGCTTATGACATGACTTGCCTATTTAATACGGTGGGAGGGTTGGCTGTTAAAAGAACGTATCCCACCAAGAAAAGTGCTACAACCATACCTGTAGCAGTGAACACGTTCAGAAGGACGATCAATGAGCTACTCATCTTAAGAATTGTTTTGTAAAAACATCTCTTCAAATAGCTAACGCGGGGAGCGGAGCGAGCCGCATACCGAGGTACCCCGAGGAATAATGGTCTTAAGCCAACGGAAGGTTTAAAAGAAAAGAATAATATCTCTCAGTACCGATTGACTTACTTGATTACTTTCACTACAATTATTCAGTCAATTCGTAAGAATTGAGTGAATAATCCTGCTAGGAGCACAGAAAAATAGTTAAGATATCAGAGAAATGGGAAAAAGTCAAGTGTTTTCTGCAATTTCTCAATAAAACAACCAAATATCAACTTTTTCCTACAGACTACAATCAAGTTTTTCCTACAAAATAGGGTCTAAATTCCATGAAAATATTTTTTTTTGCAAAAATCACCTCTTTTTTGCTATTAAATACTTGATTTATATTGCTATTATTCTGAAAAAAATGTTATGATTTAGACCATGAAAAGAAAGTGTCCTTTAGAAAATGCAGAAGCAAAAATGTTCAAAGATTGGGCTGATTATCATCCTATTGTTAAGCTTTATTTAGCTCCAATACCCAATGGTGGGTCACGTAATAAACTGGAAGCACTGAATATGCGGCGGCGTGGTCAGACACGTGCGGGGGTAAGTGATTACTTTTTGGCCTATCCTGTCGATAAACAAAAATGGGATGATAAGCTGCATGGATTGTTCACTACCCATTGTAATGGCCTTTGGATTGAATTAAAGCGCCGTGATAAGACGATTAGTAAACCCACCCCTGAGCAGCGGGAATGGCTGGAACGCATGACAGACATCGGTTATGCGACCGTAGTGGCGTATGGGGCTGATGAGGCTATCAAGGCGGTGGAAGAATACTTGCGTTAAGAATGTCTGTCTTAGCGATAAAACGCTCAGGTACCACCTGGGTTAGTTAGGGTGGACATTATTATTATGTAGGATTGTCTATTAATGGACAAATGCAGCAGTCCATTTCCGCCGGTAATCCATCCCAGATCAATAGACCGTCCCATTCATGACAGAAATGAAGCCCAGGGAGGATTACCAAGTCATCCTCGGTAATATAACCGCGCTGGTCAATCTCATTGAATAGCTTAGATTGCTCAGGAGTCATTTCTTGCATAAAAATTCACGATCCTTCAATTCAATATTGCTCATTATTCTTCTCCATCCAAATCCAATAGACGATTATACATATCATTATGAACTTTAATAGCTTCTTCTGTTGTTTTTGCTTCGGGAGAGAAAGCATTGCATGTTGTTTCATTTTTACATACTACTGAGATTATTTTTTCATTGTCACTTCTCCAGATACTATGCATTCCCGTTGGGCTTCCACACCATATACAGTTTTTAGGTCTAGTACCCACAATTATCCATATTGATTCAATATCAGTCCTTCCAAATTTATCCACTTCAAAATCAATTTCATCAAAGCTTTTTTCAACGGATATTTCAAATCGGTCGCCTTTCTTTCGATAGAACCATTTATTGAATAGACATTGAACTATTTTGCCTTCATCCATGGCTTTAACTGCTTCCAATAAATTCATTGCTTATCTCCTATAGTAGTCATTCGTTCACACGTATAATCTGCATATAACCCAGGCCATTGATACTTCTTTTGCCAAGCCTCTCCTACCTGCATACAGCGCGATTCTGAGGCATAGCTGCCAATAATGATTGTTTTATTGGGATGACCAAAGCCGCTGGCTAGGGTTAAGTAAGTGATAAAGCCGATACATGTCCAGATCATACTGCTTTCCTCTCATTATAAGCACGATGCAATAATTTTAAAATTCGCTTTAAATGATATTCACGCTCCTTCTCATCATAAAACATGCCATCTCCCCTCGTTTCGGCTTCATATATTTTAGAACCCCCCGCATCTCCTTCAGTAGCATAAAGATGTCCATGACGCAATCGAATATAGCCAATCTCTTCATCTCCTTTATAAACCGCATATTGTTCAGGGCAAGCATGGCATGTTAGAACAGCTCTTAATCCATCATATTCAAAGTCATCGTTCATGATGTTCTCCCCTATAAGTCCATTTGATGAATACTATAATTATTTAGAAATTCTTCTTTTGTATATCTTTCTAAGGATGGATGCTTATTAATATTCTTTATTAATATTTCATTAATTTGTAGTTCGATTCTTTTATCTGGATTTGCAGTTAATAATATAAGTTGTATGGCTGGAACATATAAATTAACAGTTCTCACTATTCCATAATCTTTGCATCCATCAATAAAATCAATAATTTCAAAGATATTCTTTCCATTCCATTCAATAGCATCTAACAATAGATCAGAATTCATTCGTACTTTCATGTTATCCCCCAATATCGTTTCAAGATTTTGACGGCATCCGGCGTGCTATAGAGCGATAGTTTATAAGTAGTATCGCCCTTTTCTCTGGATTTAAAATATATGCCGATCTCATCAATATCCGGTCTTCGGCCAATAAAGTGAGTACGCTTTGCTCCTAAGTGGCGCAATAAAGCAAACTCACCTTTTGTAATGGGGCGATAAATCCCCATGGGTGGTTTACCCCTCATGCCTCGTCCTGTGCCTATTTTTTTCATGATAGCCTCCTTATTAAGCGTTCGCATATATTAAGTTTGCCTAATACAATTGCCATTTGCTTGTCTTTTGGCATTTCTCCAAAACCAACAGCAAGACGGCTATAGGCTATATCATTAGTAAGTCCTGCTAATTCTTGCTCTAGCTTTTGTATTTCTTCTTTTATTACATCCACCGCATTATCATTCATTTCAATAACTCCTCAAATTCTTTGATTAAACATTCAATAGACTCTATATGCCCAATTTCTCGGCTCATCATAACCCGATACTCGGCCCCTTCTTTAAACTTGTCGCACGTCCTATATTTGGCCGCTATGGCAAGTTTTGATTCCTGATAAGCTTTCAATAAGCTTTTAGCCATTTGTAAGCCAGTCTCTAATAATGATTTATTAGCAGATGGTTTTATTGTGACCATAGGCACGTGACTGTCCGCCGCTCTCATAGCAATCATGGCTTTGGATGGTCTTCCTAACTTCTTCATGTGTTATTCTCCTGACGTAGTAAGTCTCTCTCAATCAGTTCACAGCGTAAAATATGAATATCACGCGGTGCGCTAATGCCAATGTTGGCAAAATTAGTCATTTTATGGTTTTTAAACCGCCACCCCAGAAAATTAAGCGATATATCCGGCATAATTGAATAGGGTTCTCTTAGATTTAAGTAAAAATCTCGACAAGGGATATCGGAATCTTTAATATATAACTTTGCCGATATCCCATGACCTGATTCACCCGTCATAATAATGAGAATTCGCGAATCAATGACGAATCCTTCGCCCACTTGTCTCCCTAAGCACAGCATTAATTATTCTCCAGATAATGCTGATATTTCTTAAGCATATTCACGATCTTAATAATATCATTGGTTTCAAAGTTATTAGCCCAATTCACCGGAATTTGTGATAAAATTCCATGTAAAACGTGGGGTTCTTCTTTAAAGCCGCATTTATCCCGGATCATTAAATATTGTTTTTGACCCGCATCTATCGTCATTTTCTTCATAATTTATCTCCTTTTATTCAAATAACCTTAATTCTTCTTCTGGTTAGCGTAGTCCCATCCGTTTAACCATGCCCTTAAAACAGCCTCCGTTTGATTCAGATCAACATAATCCAATAAAACCAGTAACAGATGATCTTGAGCGGGCTTACGGTCTGCATTCGCAATCCGTGCCGCTGCTCCAAATATCTTTGCTTCTTGCAATACCTCGGTTTTAACTAAATGCTCCATGTGCTTCTCCTTATGTTTACACCAACACCGTGTCAGTGATAATCTAATTTTAGTAGTCAATCCGGCAGAAATCAAGACGTACCGTACGTTTAATGGAAATTATTTATTCATTTCCTCTGGATTTAATACATCTTCTTCCGATATAAAGGTTAATTTCGCAACCGCTTGACCACGGCGCATTATAATTGTCTCCTCATGACCAAACGCTGCTTTATTAATATAGCGTGAAAAATTTTCACGCATTTGAACTGACGTAGCGATTGCTTTCTTTTTCATAAAATTACTCACTTTTTTGTTGTTTTAACCACCAATACAAACGCATCATGGCGCGGCAATCAGCCATCGCATTATGTGCATTCTCAAACTTTTCTTTAAATGCAAATTCATACGCTTCACTCAATTTTGGGTTTTTCTTTTTACCCGCATGATTCAGCGGCATTCCGCCTATCTTACTGGCCTCTTGCATTGTGCAGTAAGGCACACATCCAATTGCGCCCCTCGCCCCCGCTTTGGATAAAGCAATGTCCGTCATGAATAAATCAAATCGGATATTGTGCGCGATAATGGTATGCGCCATCTTAGAAAATTCTACTAAAGCATTCAAAGCATAACGCGGGATAACACCACACTTTTGAGCCATCTCAGTTGTAATGCCGTGGATAGCCACCATTTCAGGCGATATCATGCATCCCGGATTATTCAGAATAACATTTAAATTGCCCACCTCTTGCTGATTATCCGTCATTAGAATAGCTGCTAGCTGGACAATATAGGGTTGCTCAGGATGAATAGGGGATTCGCTGAATTTGGGAATTCCGGTGGTTTCGGTATCAATAAATAAATTAAGCATTATTCTTCCTCTCTAAAAGAATAGAAACGGCCCTTACGGGCCGCCACTATCTAACTCATATTAAGCATTATCACAAATAGGATTTTCCGTTTCCGATTGTGTCTTTAAATACACTTTATCATTACAGACAAAGCCCGTCACAATATGATGATCAGCAGAAATGGCTCTAAATCCCGTTCTATTTTGATCAAATACGCCTTCACATCGTAATCCTTGGGTGTAAAGTATCTGTACATCATGATACTTCTGATCAGTCAGAACTTTAACGGCATGTTTGCCTTGTGCGCTATAAATACCATTTGCGCCAAATGCTGTCAATGCACATCCCACTAATCCAATTGCTAACATTGTCTTTTTCATTGTCTTTCTCCTTGTTGTTTGGCGATTATCGCCGGGTTTTGTCTCATAATGAGACGTTATTATCCGTTATTTCTTTTTCCAATTCCATTTGCATTCTATTCTCCTTTATTCTGTTCTATAAATTCCGCAATCTTTTTCTTAACAGCCGCATTGTCGGCATTTGCTTTAATATATCTATCTAGATTTGCTTCGGAAATAAGCCTATTTACATAAGCTATCACACAGTCACATCCACTATCATAATGCAATTTCCCCGGGATATTTGCAAACCATCCGCAGGGATATTTGCAAAATGTGCACTTATGAGATATAAATCTAAGTCCTGGTCTATCTTTTAAGATAGTCAAAATTTCTTGAGTCAATTGTTCCATTTCAAAACTCCTTTCTATATGATTAATCATGAAATATTTTACATGCCGCAATTATTTTTTCACGCATCTCATTATCTTCTGTCCAATTATTTCCCGGAATAACTTCTATTCTTTTTCCATGCATCATCGGATCTTGTATCCTTACAATATCTTTCTCAACAAAATCTAAGAGATTGCCCGCGCTTTCGGGAGTGTCAGAAATTTCTTTGGTTGGATAAACCTGCTTTATAAATTCTAAAGCTCTTTTTCTGTCGCATGTAGCAAAATATATACTCATAATTTTCTCCTTTAATTATTGAAGTCCGCCATCAATCAGTTTAAGCGGCTTTGCAATCTTTAATCCTCGATGAGAGGCACCCATAAAATCTAGCCAACTATTCGCATCAATAGTCTTGTTAGTGCGAAAAAGATATTGGGCATAGGCTTCTGTGCGCTCGGCATCAGGGATTTGTTCGCGTATTTTTTGTAGGGATTTCATTTAACTGCTCCCATTTTTCTCAATTCTTCTTGTTTCTTTAAGCTATTCATTACTTGTTGTAATGCCCAATCAAGCTTAATGTCTGGCATACTATTTACTATCTCCACAATTGGTTTATCTAAGTCGTCAGGCGAATACATGCGTGCAAACATGATTTGCCAATTTTTGGGTAATTGAGCAAGCCCATTCTTTAATTCTTGTCGAGCAAATTCGCTTAGTTTATTGTTCATTTCAAATCTCCTGTATCCATTTTTTATTTATTTTAACATTCATGTCCATGTCTTCCGCATGATTAATCGCTTCCTGTTTGCTATTGAAAAACAATTTATGACTAATTTGAACCGGCAGCCCATTGCTTGCAGCCCAAATATAAGATTTATGACCTTCCATATTAGATACTAAATATAAATTTACTATATAACCTCTAAATTCAGATTTTGCATATACCTTTCTATTCATTCCAAATCTCCTTATTGTTAAACAGCGTCATTGCTGTATGTTTGTAAGTTTAGTACTTAATGTACTTTTAGTCAAGCAGGTTAGAGAAATTATTTATGCATTAAGCAGCTTGACCGTCCGTTAAATATGCTATCACTTGATCAAAGGAACATCCGGCATAATCTTGCATAAACTGAATCATATATTCAGTGGAACGGTCTTCCTCATCGCATATCTCCTGAGCTTCTCTTAATAAAGCTAATTTTGCTTTGCTAATTTTCATAAATCCCATGATTTTGCAAAAATCTTAAATTCTTCAAGCAATCCCTCAAAGATCATTTTATTTTCATCTTCATCGAATGCTTTAATATGAAGAGTCTTTTCGTCATGGCTTAATCTTATCTCATAACGATATGAAAGATCGCCATGCTGACCATTGCTTATATATACACCCCCTGCTCCCTGTTTATTTGCAGCAACAAAAGCTGCCGCAAAGTCATCTATTTCAAATCGGGGTAGCTCCCAGGCGAATCGAAGAGATTTTTCAATAAATATGGCGGCTCCTGACGGATATCCATCATGATGCTTATATATATGATTTGATCGCTCGCCGATTTCAATAAAAGTATATAATGCGCGTGTACTCATTGCTTATTTCTCCCTATCTTTGAGATCAACACCATGTCAATCTCTATATTTATAATTGTAGTACGTATTGTACGTTATAGCAAGTGAAATAATGATAATAATAGAAATTATTTATGCATTAATTCCTAGATTTTTATTTATTTCCTCCGAAACAGGGAATAAACTTAAAAAATTATCAAATTCAGCCGTTGGTTCGCCGTATGCAAGCTTTCTATCGTTCTGTTTTTCAAATGCATTCATAGCGCATCTTATCCATGTCATATATTCAACATTAGTAATTCTTGAAACTTGGGTTTCAGATAAGCCCGTTTTGTCAAGAAACATTTTATAGCGTGGGTTCATTCAAATCTCCTTAATCCAGCTAATTGCGGAATGTCCAGCTAATTTTATGGCACATGCTATATACTCGTCAGATTCCGCCTCAGCATGATTTGCAGGATTATGACAATCATAAACATTAATCTCTTGAGCTGTATAGTAATCTATATGCTTCGCAAAAAATTCTTCGACTTTTTCTTTTGTTGCAAAGGTTATTTGACCGTGTTTTGTAAATGTTGCAATATACATCTTAAATCTCCTTATTTTGCTTTGACTCAATGTCATCGCTTATGTTTATAACTATAGTACGTTATGTACGTTAATGCAAGCAATAATTCTAGATTAGGAGAAATTATTTATGCAAATAAAATGCTTGACAAAGAGTATAATATGCTTTATAGTGATCTTGACTGCGAAATCTCAACAACTATTAATAATATTTAACAATAGAGATCGGCAGTCAAATGTTAGTGCGATAATTATATGTCAAAAAATCATGGTCGGCCAACTGATTGTAATACAGAATCAATTCAGAAAATTGCGCAAGATATCAGAAATGGTCTTCCGCGTGAGTCTGCCGCACGCATCAATGGCATTTCAAAAAAGACTTTTTACAATTGGATTGATAAAGGTCGCTTAGATATTGAACCATATGTACGATTTTTATACGCAATTGAAGTTGCCGAGCATGAACTTGAGCAAGAATTAGTCACTGCATGGATTTCTTGCTCTACAGACAAAGTATATATATTAGATGGTAAAGAAGTCGTTAGAAAAGGCGATTGGAAAGCAGCAGAAACATTTCTCAAGAGACGTAAGCCCAAAGATTATTCTGAGCAAACTTTTATTAATCTAAAATTAGAGAATGAAGCATACCTTTCCGAACTGGAAAAATTAGCAAAATTATCAGAAGAAATTATCGTGCAGATGTCGGCTGGCAAAGTGAGCGCGGAAGTGGCTGCTACTGTTTTGAAAGCGCTGGAAGAGCGTAGGCATGTCATCCAGACAGTTGATCAAGCGGAAGATATAGAAGAAATTCAGAACAAACTAAAGGGTTTAGGGCATTGAAAAATCTTATTGAATAGTATATAATATTTATATGTCATCACTTCATAAAAATTTATTCTCTGTTCGCAATCAATTGTTACAGCATAAGCGTGACAAGAAAAAACATCCCAAGATTACTGCATTACAATATCTATCGACTGACTGGGCTGAACCATTTGCCCAGTGGCTATTTCGTAATCAATCGTCAGTAAGTAATGAGAGTGCAATGCAATATATGTCGGCATTCAAAAGTGGTGATTTACGTGTTCTACCGCTTGTAGATGCGGATGATAGCGAAGGTCATATGCAAAAAGTTGCAGAGCAATTAGAAATAGCTGATAAGTTACGGCTTAAGAAGATAGGGGTTTAAGCTGTCAAGTAATGCTTTTATCTTTCTTTAGTTGATAGCGATATTGTAAATATTTTAGACAACACTGTCTGCATCTATATTGCGCATAGCCAAAGCGATCCGTTGCCCCCGTTTTGTATACATCTTCAGTATATCCATGCTTTTTGCAGTTAGAATGAGGATGAAGACTTTCTTTAAATTCTTTGCGGCGCGCCTCTCTTCTCTGTTTTATAACGGTTTTCTGATATAGAATGGCCTTCCTGGATATTTCTTCTTTATTGTCACTATAATATTTATTATTATAATTTTTATAACATGCTTTACATCTATACCATTTATATTGTATTTTAATGACATCTTCAGTGTATCCATGCACTCTGCATTTTGAAGAGGATACTTTATTATTGACATTATTCATACTATATAATATAGCACAATAAGTTATATATGACAATAACTGCTATATACATAATAAAGTTAAAATAACTCTTGGCCAAATGCCCGATCAGTGATATAATTAAAGAGAGTATAGACTGATTTAGGCAGGAATGCTCTCCCTACTTCACGTTTCTTCCCTCAAGATGCGGAAACACCTGGAGGGAAATTTTATAATTCTTTAATTTATCTTATCCGTATTTTCTGTTTCATCAACTTCTATCTACATAATCCCACATTTCTATACACATCCCAGAATAATATATAGGAACTTGATATTTTCTATATATATTGCCCGGCGGATAATATTAATAATTTCAGTTGAAACCATTGATAATCAATAAGTTATCCCTGGCGGAGACTATATCATCTCTATTTCTGATCATATCTTCTAATTTATGGGAAAAGCTTGTGGCAAACCAACATCCCATCGGGTCATTATTCTCACTAATTAAGAATTCAGTATTGAAATAATCGTCCTTGCTAACTTTCAGCTTTTTGCGATATTCAAAATGCAATTTACCAAGCGCTTCTTTAAGACTGTCTGACGTTAGTCTGGTTATTGTACCTTGTAGTTTTGTCCAATACTTATCGCCTTTCCCATGCGGCAGCATCTTTGAAGACCAAATTAGCAGGACAGTGAATTTATATTCATTACTCATGGCTTTGCTTTCTTCCATTCATGTTTAACCCTCGTTAGCTCTAGGCCATGGTCATCAGGATGCTTTTCAAAACAATCTGGACAGCAGATAAAGAAAATGTCAGATCTATATCGTTGTTCTATTATATTCCATTTATAAAGCTCTTCACTAAAGGATTGTTTGCAATAATGACAATAACCATTTCTTATTTTATCTTCTTTCAATTTGCTAATTCTTGCAATTTCTAATTGTCCATATTTGTCCATATATTTATCAATTGAAAAGATAACTGGATTAGCTCTAACATATTCTTCAGGCGTTGGCAAATCATCAGGTTGAATCATTTCTCACCACTCCATCCACACCAGCATTTATTATTCGGCTTTGTTTGCCTTCTTTCTTGCACTCTTGGCAAATCATGGTCCCATCTAGGGAATGGCTGGCATAAATGCTTGCAGAATAGCGAAGATTAAAAATAGAATAAATAATGGGATCATGATAAATATATATTTCTTCGATAATCCATGCATATCTATCCAATAGAATATAAGCAGCCCAACAGCTATGTTAATCATAACCATTCCTAGAGTAAGAAACCCAAATGTTGTGTGCAGTTGATCAAGTATAATTGGGGTTAGAGTCATATCTGAACTTCTCTTTCTAAATCTGGATCAACAAAATTGATTTTATCTATGGGCTTATATCTATATTCTGGAATATTATAACTATTTTCCTTGCAATTATCGCACATTGCTTTAGCGTGTCCTTCTGTCTCCACATATCCGAATACATAATAACCGCTTTCGTCTTGATCTTCGTCAAAATTATAAATGGCTCTATATTGATAGATTAGATAAATCATAGTTCATTCTCCTTTAGTTCGGGGATTCCTAATTCCGGTAAAATAATAGGTAAAGAGAAAGTATAGTATAGTCCGGTTCTCTTTCCAATTAAAGTTACATTCAAATGATAATACTCCATATTCAGCACTGAAATTGTATTACTGTCATAATATTTAGTATATGCAGATATGCAGAATCCTTCTATTAATTTAAAGCCTTGATCCTCACTCTTTATATCAAGAATTTCCAGCTTTTCGTATAAAACTGCTTTTACGCGCTCTCTAATGTCTTCCCATTTCATGGTTTATCCTCAGTTAGTTGATTGTCTAAGTCTGCTTTCGTTACACAAATAGCAGGTATATAAATAACAAAATTCTCAGTGCTATACTCTAATGAGCCGCCATCCATCATGATGGATGGCACTTGTTCATTACTGAATAGCTCTTTCAATCCTTGTTTAATTTCTTCTTTTTCATGTTCATTCATGCTTAGGCTCCTGGTTTGGGGAAAATATGCATTTATCATGCTTATATGCACATTTCTTACAAATATCTTTTTCACATAATCTACATGTGTGTACGTTTTTTTCATCAGTACTATAATCACAAATATCACAATACCACACTCTATCAATAAGACTCATAACTAAACTCCAATAAACTTGAATATGCGAATCATGAAATATAGACACTTACTATATAATCTATTCCATTGCGTTTCTTTCCTGAATTCCTTAAGTTGTTCTGGAGACATTTGGGATTCTAGATCACGGATTAGTTTCCAATTAGCTTCAATTTGTTCATCAGTTATCTTCATGATTTACGCTCAGCAGTTTGATTGTTTAAATTTATATCCCAATTACTTCTAATTTTACTGATATTAATTAGCTTATATATTATAGCTTTATCCTCTGTAGTAAGATTATGTCTTCCCTCCTCTAAAAGATTCTGCAATGATTCTATTGTTATAGGCATATCATCCCTTTAATATTAAATTTCTTCTGGTGGTTTTGGCAGCGGCATCCAGTGCGTAATATTCGGAACTCGACAATAATCAAATATAGTTCTAAATTGAAAACTTCCAATTTCCGTCTTTGTATAAGTGATCGTTACAATGGTCTTGCCTGAAGTAATGCCTAATACGGGAGTTTCTTGTTCCGGCAAACTCTCTTTAACACTGATCCATTGACTTATATGACTCATAAGGTAGTCTCTCCTTGGATCATCAATTACAGACATTCCAGTAAATTTATTCTGGTCCAGTGACAATTGTTTCACCATCATTCTTAATATTAAAATCCGACTTCTTCCCACACACTCCGCAATGATTCATTCCAAATGTACGAATGTCAAGGAATTCATCACTAAAGTCAAATGCTGTGTCATAATACTGACCATCGAATGTACACTGAAAGAACTTGTGTCGTCCGTGTAACCAGCATTTGAGTTTGTTTATATATTTCATTGCTCTATTCCTATAGCCGCCTCTAAGAGCAATATCTTATCAACTGGATCATAAGCGAGTCTTAAGCTAATACCACTTTTTTCATCTATGCGACAATCAGAAATATATGGATAAGTTTCTAATAGGTATAGAAAGCAAACTTTATAATTATCCTTGTTTTTATTATATCTGATAATATCATGAACGAACAATTCACATCGACATGCTAATAATCCAACATCATTATTGCCAAAATCCCACATATATGTATCAATTGAATTGAATTTAGATAAGTCATATCTTGTTACAATATGAAATGGTTGATATACTGCTAATGGAAGTATTAAGATAGGGTCTATTTTATCTTTCAATACAAATAACTTACTAAATAGATTTATTGAAGCGGAGTTAATCGCTTTAAGAATAGAGAGAACTTCATCAGTTTTCATTTGTCGGCTCTATAAATTGATTGGTCAAAAGTTGATAATATATTATCCTCTAAACTCTTATTATTATCAAATTCTAAAACTTGATCAAATTCTTCTTCATTGATATCTTTATTTTCAATCTTTGCAACAGCAAAACCACTAGTGAGCATTAGACGTTTCATCAAGCTATTAATCATATTTCAACCATCCTTCATAAACCTCTATCTTATCATCCTTTTCTTTCTTAGCAAAGAAGTGGCTGCCTTCATAGCTGGGAGGTATATAGAAATGCCCATCATTAGCTATATCTTGCATAAACTTATGCCCACCTGTATTGATTAGCGTGATATTCTTAAAGCCGGAGAGTTTGAAGGGGGATTTTTTCATTCTTCTTCCATATTTTCAAACATCTCATCCATATCGCAGGGCAGAACAGAATCTAAATATTCCATTTGCTTATTTAATAAGTCATTTTCTTTCTGTAAGACTTTAATATGTTCTCGCAAATGCTTTATCTCATCTTCAAGCAAGTATTTTGCTGGCTCAGATATTAATAATCTTCCATTTTCGGTAATGGTTTTTTTAACTGTCATTCTCTATCCTCTAGTTCAATCATTAATCAACTTTTCCTGGTAATTTAAGGCTCATCTCATCAATTTCAAATCCACAATAACCTAAATATAAATTTATGGGTTCTATTTCTAATAAAAAACCTTGAGCGATTAAATAAGGAACAATTTCGTCCATTTGTTCATATTTATATTCATAATCATCTCCATATATTTTCGGATAAGTAGCGATAAACTTGATTAGCTCTTCTTTAGGATCGAAAGTTTTTAATATAACAAAAAATCCCATTACGGTATAACTCGAATATTCTCTCATATCAATCATTAATAACTGACCTGCTTTAGCAATTGGTTTATTATTAGTCATAAGCTTTCCTCAAACTCAAATACATGTCCCACAAATCTGCCCCAATGATTATCGGCATCTTCCAATTGAAATGATCCCAAGTATCTTGATTCAGCAAGATCAAATGTTTTTCCTGTCATCCGGACAATAAATTTTCTATCAGTCCTTTCTTTCTCTTCAGGATCATGCATAAACCACATATAAGGTTCATTATCCTGAACAGCCAATCTTAAAAAGATAGAATTTACCGGCATAGAGATACTTGTTTCTGGAAATCTACTTATTTGATATTTATAAATAATTCTATTCTTCATAAATTTTCCTCAAATTTAGTCGCGATAATGGCTTGATCGAGACATTCTTCAAGACACGAACCACTGAAACTATATTCTAGATTGCTATCTTCATCAAAATTAGCAGTATATAAAAAAATCATATATGGGAAATTATTTGCTTGCTTAATACTAAAATGATAATCAGCATTATTGAAAAACCTCAAATAAACTTCCGGCTTAAACCGTGGTCGATAATTGTTTGTATTCATATACCAATTATGGTACATTATATCCAGTATGTCAAATCAATTAGTGATATTATTTTTAGGCTATTTGCACTAATTGAATAGATTAGTTAAACTAGAGGAGAATAATTGTGAGTTCAGAAATGCGTATACAGGCTTTTAAAGAGATCACTGAGAATAAGAAATGGGAAGATATGAAAGAAATCTGGGAATTATGTAAAACTAATAAAATTCCTATTCCTCAAGAAGTGATCAATTATTTTGAAGGGGGAGAACCACACTTTTATGGAATTAGTGTAAATATTAATAATTTAGTACGATGCAGGACACTGGGTTGGAAACATTATGCAGATATTCGCTTATGCGACTTACCATCCGACATTAGTATGCTGCGATTCTTGGTATAATTATGAACAAAGAAACTACCTTATCTCCTAGAGATATCAAATCTGATTCACAGCTTCATATTCCTATGGAATGCTATAGGCTAGTGGGCGAATTCTTCAAGGGCGACAAGAAAAAGACTAATCTATGGTTTGAGAGCAAGAATCCGCTGCTAGGCAATGTTAGCCCTGATGACATGCTAGAGATGGGTAGAGGATGGAAGTTGTTAAAGTTTCTTCAGGCACAATTAGATGGGAATAATCCATGAGCAAGAACAAGAGCTTTGAATTTTTAAAGTACAAGTCACACCAAATTAGTCATAGTAATTTAGCTTCTTTTATTACGCCCAATATGAACAAAATTATAAAATATAAACCTCCTTGTATTTTATGTCGTTCTAATTGTGAACAAGTTTGTTTTAGCAAGTTTTCTCACTCTGATGATTCATATATGATAGTATATTCTATTTGTAAATCATGTCTTAATGATAAAGATCATGAGGGAAAAATGTTGAAATTTGTGAAGACTAAGTTATTTCATTGAGGAGAGTAGTCCATGTTAGCACAACTTGATATAACTTTGGCTCAATTAAGTCTAGTGGAATGGATTAAGCTACTTGCAGTCATTTATATGGTAGGACTAGCTGGGATGATGGCAATAATCGTTCCTTATATGGGCTATACAATTATAAGAGATATTATAGAAGATATTTGGTGGAAGTCAGAATGAGCTTAGTGAGCAATTGGCTGAGAGAGCTAAGGATTATTGGGCCACCTGATCCATCATTATTCTCTGATCTAAAATATTATGTGGAGTACGCGCCTGGTTATACTAACTTTGGGAATCTCATATATACGGGGCATATTAGTTATATTAGTAAAGATGCTTTGAGAATAGCATATCCATTGGGAGATTAATAAATGACCATATTAATAAACTCAATTCCCATTGAAAGTTTTAACTTTCCAGGTGGTGAATGTTCTGTAAAGATTCCTGAAATTTGCTTTGATAGGAATGCAATTACAGCTTATCTCTATTCTTCAAATGACATAATGAAATTGTTATTAACGGTTGATGCAATACGCCGAATTTATCCAATGGCTAAGATTACTTTAATTATTCCTTACTTTCCATATGCTAGACAAGATAGAGTCTGTAATCAAGGAGAAGCTTTGAGTGTTAAAATAATGGCTAATCTAATTAATGGCTTGAATTGTGATGAAGTTATTATCTATGATCCGCATTCTGACGTAACATCTGCATTGATTAATAATTGTCATACTGTCGATTCCTTGAAGTTAATTAATGGTAGTATATTATTCAATACTATTGAAGATGATCAAAATTTAATATTTATCTCTCCTGATAATGGAGCAGAAAAGAAAGTTAGAAATATAGCAAAATATTTTAATCGCCGTATGATATGTGCAACTAAAGTAAGGGATATAGCAACGGGTGAGATTATAGATACTCATATTATGTTGCGGGATCATATTATAGTTAATCCAAATCAAAATTTGCTCATTATTGATGATATTTGTGATGGTGGAAGAACATTTATTGAAATTGCTAAGAAATTAGTAGCACAAAGACCAAAAGGTAATCTCTATCTGTATGTTACTCATGGCATATTTTCTAAAGGTTTAGACCCATTAAAAGAGTACTTCAATAAAGTATTTTGCTATCATACTATGTTGCCTTCAGATAGAATTGACCGAGATTTTTTAACTATTATTGGAGAGAGACATGCTGATTAATGCATTAAATGCAATTGATTTCTATAAAACTGATCATCGCAGACAATATCCGGCTGGCACAACAGAGGTATATGCTAACTTTACCCCGAGAAGTGATCATTATGCAAATATGGGAATTGATTTTGACCATCATATTATATTCTTTGGATTGCAATATTTTATTCTGGATTATCTAATCGGAAATTGGAGTCAAACATTCTTTCGTTTACGCAAAAGCGTAGCCATTTCTGCTTATAAAAGGCGCATGGATTTTGCATTAGGAGAAGATGCCATCCGTATGGAGCATATTGAAGCGTTGCATGATCTAGGATATTTACCATTGAAAATTAAAGCACTTCCTGAAGGCACGCGAGTACCCATTGGTGTGCCAGTATTGACTATATTAAATACCCATCCTGATTTCTTCTGGCTGACTAATTATATTGAGTCTGTTTTATCTTGTTATTTGTGGAAACCAATTACTTCAGCCACTATTGCATTTCAATATAGAAAACTCTTGACTCAATATGCACTGAAAACGCATAGTTCTTTAGATTTTGTTCCATTTCAAGCGCATGATTTCTCTTTCAGGGGACTTAGTGGGCCTCAAGATGCAGCAAGTAGTGGAGCGGCTCATTTAACGTCTTTCGTAGGCACGGATACGGTTCTAGCAATAGATTTTCATGAATACTATTATGGTGCTGATGCGGAAATAGAGTTAATCGGTTGTTCTGTTCCGGCTACTGAACATTCAGTAATGTGTATGGGCATGGAGGATGGAGAATTGAATACCTTTAGGCGACTAATCAATGACATCTATCCATCCGGTATTGTCTCTATTGTCTCGGATACATGGGATTTCTGGAAAGTGATTACTGAATATACAGTAGAGCTTAAGCAAGATATATTGCAGCGTAATGGTAAGGTAGTATTAAGACCAGACTCAGGTGATCCCATTAAAATTATATGTGGTGATCCAGAAGCCGAAAAATACAGCCCTCAATATAAAGGTGCTGTTCAATGTTTATGGGAAGTATTCGGTGGTGAAACTAGAAATGGATACAGTCATTTAGATAGTCATATTGGTTTAATCTATGGCGATTCAATTACATTAGATCGTGCTGAAATGATTTTAAAGGGATTAGCTAATAAAGGATTCGCCTCCGATAATATCGTATTTGGAGTGGGTTCATATACCTACCAACATGTAACGCGCGATACATTCGGATGGGCAGTAAAAACAACTAGTGGAAAGGTTGGTAATGAGCGTAGGGATATATTTAAAGACCCTAAAACAGATTCCGGGACTAAGCGGTCAGCTAAGGGATTATTGAGAATAGATTATAATGAGCAGGGAAAACTTGCTTTATTTGATCAACAAACGCTTGAACAAGAGAATACTGGAAAATTAGAAACGATATTCTTGAATGGAAGCCTTAAGATTAGTACTACACTTCAAGAGATTAGAGAACGAATAAAGGAACAATTATGACTGCAATCGCTGACAAAATAAAAGAACTCGAAGCGCAATTGGCTGTCTTGAAAAGCTTACAACAGCAGGACCCATTGGAACCCTATAGACAACCATTCCCTGAGCCTCTATTGCCAGCGGTGCCAGCCCAACCTCCCTGGTGGGGATATCCTCATCATTATGGATGCACATGTCATAATTGTCAGACGTATTGCGCAATAATGCCTTATAGATAATAACTAACTGTAGGAAGTATAATTATGGCAACAAAGAAAGGTTTTTATTTAATTGATTTTCTTTTAAAAGAGTATGATTTTGCTTTTCCAGATCGTGAAACAGCTCTTAAAAGAATAAGTAAATATGTTACAGTCAATGGAAAGAGTGTATCTCCTGATTATCAGGTTGAACTGGATGATTTCATTATGATTGCATCAAATAATGAAGAATATGAATGGCCTCTTGAGCCACGATCTTTGGGACACTTTCTGAAAATAGCTGATCCTTCAACCATCCATTGTATGGAATAGGGATTATTCAATGATAACTAACTGCCCATTTACCGGACAAGAGTATGATGATTATCAATTAGATAAAATTCTATCTGAAATTGATGTGCATATAAAATCAGCATTAAATAATGCAACATCTATTTTTAGGGATGAATTAGAAAAAGCCTTCCTTGAGAAGAGCAAAGCTGGAGAGGGTTTTTAAAATGAAAATAATCATTAACTTTATACTTGTAATTCTGAATCTTCTAATCACTGGTATGATATTTAGATTAATCATACTTACTCTTCATGAAATGAATAATGGCCTGATATTCGTTCCATTCTATATTTATGGTCTTACATATTTTTTAAGCCTGATTATAAAGTTTAGTAGTAGCAATAAATGAAAGAATCAAATAACTCATTTGAAATACCAGTTATGGGCATTGATGGAACTAATGAATTAAAATTATACGATATACTCTGGGGTAAGTCTTATGTTTCAGAATATTCAATGCGCATAGCTGTTCCTTATTTGCGACGTATTAAGTCTTGGATGGCTTTACCACTCAATGAAAGAATTAATTTTATGAATATGCGGAGACAAAATAAAGCTTACAATAAAATTATTACTCAGCACGCACATAAAAGAGGCTATTTCATTAATGGGCGTAAGGTTTTCAAAATTATATGTGATCTTTCGCCATTGGATAAAATATGATTAAATTCCTAAAGCATCTTTTTAAGCCAAAGATTTGTAATCATCCCTCTGCGAAGGGATATATTGTTAAGTGCGACAAACCGGGCTGTATGGAAAGACAAAAAATAATGAATATAAATATATATTCTTCCCTTGGTGATACAGACCCAATGGAGTTATATAAGGCATGGACTAATCCACAATCTGCTCCCCTAAATTATGATCCTGATCGTCCAATCTTAAGGGAGTGGGGATGTTTTTGTAAATATCCTTCTGAGCAATTGATTGCCCAAGATCAATTAATATACTTTCCTGGAATGGCAGCATGTTTAAAATTGATAGATTCTGATATGCTGATTCAATTGTATCAATGTCAGCAATGCAAGAACACCACAAGAATGTTTCTTAAGAAGATTGCAAAATCGTTTAACTGGTATTACTGCTAATGGGTATATTTGATGAGCTAATGAATATATTTGATGAAATGTTTTTTTATGGTCTATCTCATCAATATGGATATATTGATTTAGGGGCTGCTGTGAATTGTGGAATGCAGCACCAATTAGCTAGCCAGCAGATGTTAGCAGCTCAGATGGCTAAGAGAGAGGAAATTCCCTTAATTAATGTCGAAATTAAAGAAAAACCTTTAATAGAGGCCGATGCTAAGGGTAAGTCAAGATCATTTGACTGGTATCATTGTTAGATAGATATAATCTATTCAGCCAACTATAATTATCCATTCTTAAACTATAAACTAATAACAAAAATAATGCAATACCCTATTTACTTATTGAATAGAATAGTGTAATGTGAGGATAATTATTATTTTGGAATATACAATGCGACCAACCAGAGATAGAATTAATTATGCATTAGAGCAGATAACTAATCATAATAGTGATTTCTTAGACATAAAGAATCGACTCACCAGAATGGAAGGCCAGCTTGATTCTATCTTTAAGTTCATGAGTGACGTTCACATGAAAATGGCCGCGACTTTAGAGGCTTTCCATTGTCTTGATGCTACCTTAAAGGTTAATTCAATTGATACTACTATGGAGATTCTAGACAATCGACTAGAAACTATTACTATTGAGCTACATGAACGACTAGACAACATTACAGATAATCTTGAGTCATCCCTTGATGAATTGCTTGATAATAAATATTCAGACAATGATGATTCAGAAGAAGAGCAAAAGAAAATCGCTTATAAACTTTTAATTCTTCGTGATAATGACAAGGCCACAATGATTAATGTAATTGAGGATGAATAAATGATAAAGAAAATTATTGCTATTGTTTTTTTTGGGACAATTCTTTCCGGCTGTACGGACGCTGAATTATCCTCTTTCGATACTCTGAGTAATCCAGAACATGTTCAATGTTATTCTGGTGGTAAGCTAATCTATGAAGGCGATTCTACGGGTAAGGTTCTTAGTGTAGAGAAAAGTGATGGATATTATTTCAGAGATAAAGCTACGCAAAAATTAGTTGAGATTAGCGCAGATTGTATTTTTACGCAAATATAGGATAGGTAAATAATGCCAATGCCAGAAATATATTCCCAGATATTCCATATATCACCTGAGAGTGTTGAAGGGCACGTTCTGCCCGAAGGTTTTGATAGAGCTTTTCAAATTCGACTAAAAGAATTTGATAATAAAATACTATCCTGTAATATATATTATAAAAGTGATTCGCTTCCCTGGCATAATATTGATGAGAAAGATATGTTAGAAATGTGCGGAAGATTTAATGAACATTTAGACAGTAAAAGGAAAAAGAATAATGATTGAATTAAAAACCCGAATTGAAGAAACTTGTCCAAATCTCAATAATAATAGAAATGAAGAACTCTCTATTGCATGGGCTTTCGGTGGAGATGGACAATATGAAGAAGCAGTTATTGTTATAGGAGTTGAATTCAATAAAGCTAAATTATTTCAGATTAAAGAAAGAGATATGGAAGCTGCTTTGAAAAGAATAAATTCACGATTAAAAGACGCTTACGAGGCCAATCAATGCAAGACTTAACCCCTGAACAAATAACCGAAGCTGAAAAAGCACTCTTAGCCCATCGTCATAAGATGAAAAAGGTTGCTGACTTTATTAACGAACCCATGAAAGATAAGAATGGTGAAGTGATTAAAGATAGGCAAGGTAAAGCAAAATCTATGTCAATGCATTTGCGTACTCAGTATGTAGCATGTGCCTTGGATGAGCTAAATGAACGGGTAACTAACTCCTTTTCAATGTATGCATATAACTATAATAAAGCATTTGATGAGCTATTTAGACGTTTGGAAAAGCTGGAAAGTAAGAATAGCGAAGTTGAAGCAGATGAAGCCGTCAAGTAAATGTCGTGTGCATCCTTATGGATATATCTAAAAAGTTTATTCACTGTAGAAAGCATGGTGAATCAGAAGCCTATGAGCGTCCTTATGTTGAAGGAAGAAAACAACGGCTTAGATGTCACACTTGTATTCTAAATTATAGGCAGAAATATAGAAAAATTAAGATGGAAAAGAGAAAGGCTGTCTATAAGATTCCCTATGAATACAAATGCGCTCCCCTCTCGGGCTGTATTCCAATCGAGAGATATGGATATCTAGGGTGCCATCATTGTATTGGCAAGTGGGATGATTATCAGCTAAAATATCTATTAGCGTTTAAACCGCAACCTTATCGGTGGGAGTGGAATCAGATATAATGGGAATTAATATAAATTTTAGAAGATGGCATCCACATTCTGACCATCCAGAATGGGATAGTCTACGTTATGGGGGTGATAAAGAATTTCCAGATTTTTGTAGAGATTTACCTCAGATAAATCATCCAGATATTAAAGAAATGAGTGATTATTATGATGAATATCCTTTTCGTCCAGATGATTTCAAATTATGGAGAATGGCTATTCGTAAAAGTAAATTGCCATTTCGCGCAAGATTTCTTAAGTTGATGAGTTTATGTGAGCAGAATCCAGACTATTGGATTAGTTTTATTTATTAAGTAGGAAATCAGATATGATAGACTATCTAATTAGCTTTATAAAAAAAAACCATGCTCGATATGTTCTTGGTACATTGTCTATTTTGAGCAGAACCTATAGTACTGGTGAACTAATGGCTGACAATTGTGATTACTTTTTCAGTGAAATAATTGAGAGTAAACCTACTATAGATCAAATAGCTAATCATTTAAAAGGATTAAGGAAATATCAAGATATCGGTCCTCATCCAATTACAATTATTATTTTTATGGATGGCTATGGTAGCCTTGCAATTATGTCTAATAATGGTACTCGACTCACAACATCTAAGGTGAAATATGACAATAATTAAAGAAAGATTGAATAAGTTTAGGAAATTATGTACTAAACATAAAATGTCTGGGAATTATACTCTTAATACTTGGATTTGGTTTTTATATCAGCATGGTTTCTTAGATAGTTTCTCGACAAATGGCGATTAATTAGTGTCTCAATATGTCTATAGTAAATTAACTGGAAATGGATCGTTTAGGCCAGATAATATCTGTCGTGATAAGTATTATGAGCCGTGCCGCTATTGCAGTAGTAAAGATGGGATTTGGGCTTATTATCAATATCAAGACTGGCGAAAATATAGCCAGCGACATATTTTGGTTTCCTATTATAGAAGCAGATATAAGATCAGTAAAACTGAAGCAGATGCCATGGTTAACCCGGACCATGTATTCTATTATTACAGATTTTACTGTGATCAATGTAAGGCTAAATATCTGGAATGCCCTATTCTTGGCGCTAATAGTATGGATGATGACGGTGAAAGCGCTGTTGAGCAAGCGACAAGTTCTTGGAACAATCGAATTCTGGATCAAGGCAAACTACTCTATTGGGAAAGATAGTCTCATGCCTAACCTCACGAATGCATAATTATGCATTATAACTTGACTATTCTGCATAATTGATATAATATATGCATCATGCGCGGACATGCGAATAGAATACAACTCATCGAAAATAAGATTATTAATCTCAATCTTGCTTCTCAAGAAAAGTTACCCCATAAAGAAGACCTCCGAGACTTCATGGCTTTTCAGCAATACTTCTTTCCTTTATTAGAAGGTCAAGAGTTTGTCATTTCTAAGCCGATTTGTCGAGAACCTCATCAACTTCAATTAGCTCAGTTAGCTGACCGCATTATTCATCATGATGTTGATCGGTTAATAGTCAATATTCCACCCAGCTATGGTAAAACCACATGGGCGGTTATGTTGGCAGCCTATGGATTAGGGTTTTACCCTCGCAGCCGCTTTATCTATATTTCTTACTCTGCTGGCGTAGCCATTACTCAATCCACTAAGATTCGATGCATTGTTGAATTACCTCAGTTTCAGCAAATCTTTGGCGTTGAATTGTCTCAACATACCCGTGGCAAAGAATTCTTTATCACCAATCATAATGGGATGGTTTATGCGGCGGGTTCTGAGGGTACTATTACTTCTAAACATGCGGGATTAGCGCATATTGAAGAATTTGGCGGATGTATCTTCATTGATGACTTCCATAAGCCGAATGAGGTACACAGTGACACTATTCGAGATCGACAGAATGAGAACTTTCATAAAACCATTCGGAGCCGCTTAAATAACCGTAAAACACCCATTATATTCATTGGTCAACGCTTACATGAAGGTGATTTACCTGCATTACTCATGGGGGGTAAATTTGATACCCATACTTGGGAAAGGTTTATCTTAGAAGCCCTTGATCCGGCTGGAAATGCATTAGACCCCAGCAAACATACTAAAGAAGAGTTGATTAAGCTGCGAGAGATTAATGAATATGTTTATTCAGCCCAATATCAACAGAATCCTCAACCTGCCGGAGGCGGTATCTTTAAACGGGATAAGATTACAGTACTAGATCAAATACCCAACAATATTATTACCACCTTCATTACGGTTGATACGGCTGAGACGGCTAAAACTTACAATGATGCCACGGCCTTTGGGTTTTGGGGTCTATATAAGCTCAAACAGAACAATAAAGAAACCGATACGATTGCATTAGTATGGCTGGATGCCTGGGAGATTTGGGTTGAGCCATGCGATCTTGAAAGCAAATTTATGCAATTCTATTATCAGTGCGCCAGGTTCCACGTAGAACCTAAAATCATTGGTGTTGAAAAGAAGTCTACTGGAACTACTCTGCTGTCTACATTACAGAAATTGCCGGGTCTAACCGTTATTGACACCATCCCTCACCGTACCACGGGTAAATATCAAATAGCGGGAAATTTGAACGAAGATATTAAGATCGCTATGACCCGTTCCAATAAGATTGAGGGCTTCTTATCCTGCCAAAGTTATGTCCATTCTGGGCGTGTTTCGGTGATGAACAACATATTTGATGCAAATGGAGAGGAATTATGTATAAATCACTTGACAAAAATAACAGCAAATGATACACATATACGCGATGACCTGGCCGATACGCTGAGAGATGCAATTAATATGGGTTTAATGTCTGATTATGTTCTGAACTTCTCAAATTATGCACATATACAGACTGTCATCAAAGGTTATAAAGGCACACTAAAAAGAGCACGAAATTGACAGAAGCCGCTGACCAATACAGTAATGACGATACCGAAGATTCCCTGCTGTCTCGCTTAACCCGCGCTGTTGAAGACTGGATGGATTGGTTTAAACCCAATAATAGCCGCTATCGACAAGCGCAAGACTTTCTCTTTGAAAGCAATATCAATCGCACTGAATCAGCCACATTGACCGAACTACAGCGCCCAGAAATACAAGCAAATGTATTAAATGCGTTCTATACCCATCTTTTGGGCGAGTTTGCAAAGAATACGCCATGTCCCATGGTTCAACCTGCGGCGGGTGATCCGAGCCTAGCCCCGCAAGTGGAAGTGGTTGAGAATCACATGCGCTATATCTTTGACAGTACAAAAAATTGTCAAGTGAATCTATTTGGTAATATGCTGTCCGGTGGATTTGCCATTGGCAAGGTTAAGACTAAATACGTCAATGATAAGAGCTTTGATCAAATGCTGGAGTTTGATATTGTCCGTGATAATACCCTGGCTGGCTTTGATCCCTTAGCCCGTAAGCGTCATAAAGGCGATGGCAAGTATTATTTTGAGCTTTATCCCAAACCCAAGGAAGAGGTTGAAGAGGAATACGGCATTACCATCAAAGACAGTGCCTTTAGTGCGATGCCCAGCGATGGTTTCTCATGGTTCTACACGCAAGGCTATGGAAAGAGTAAACAGAAGATTGTCATGGTCTGTGATTATTATGAGAAGAAATACAAGTATAAAATGCTGTATTTAATCTCAGACCCTACCCATCCTGACCAACAGAAAACCATTACCCGCGAAGAATACAAGCACTTAGTGGCTGAGATTGAAGACCAAGGATTAATGGTTCAACCCCCTCAGATTATTAAGAAAGGCAAGCGTAAACAAGTCACCATTCATAATTACAAATTTATTGCCAGCCAAGTCTTAGAAGATGAGGAAATGGACTATAGCTTTCTGCCCGGTGTATTCTTTGATGGCAATTCAGCATGGATGAAGAATAATATACAAATGTGCATCCCTTATATCTGGTATGCCATGGATATGCAACGGGCTAAGAATGTGTGTTTGCAGCATATTATCAATGAAATTGAAAATATGCGCATGACGGATGTATTGATACCCAAAGAGGCTTTACCTGCTGAAGAGGAATACCAAGAAGCCTGGTTAAACCCTCAAAAGACCAATGCGGCTTTAATCTATAATCAATTTCCGCAAGCGAATAATAGTAATGGACAACCTTTAAATGCCCCTCAAGTTATTCCACGGGGTCAGGTCAGTCAAAGCGTCATTAGCATGTTTGAAGCGGCTGATCATACGATCCAAATGATTTTGGGTAGCTATGATGCGCAACAAGGTCAACAGAATAATATGAGTGGTGCCGCTATTGAAGCGGGAGCTACCCAAAGCAATAATGCATCGCGTCCTTATATTATCAATTATGCCGAATGCATGAGCCAAGTGTTAACTATTCTAGTGGATTTATTTCCCAAATATATCACCACTGCACGCACTATTCCTATTATGGATAAAGATGGTCAGCGTGACTTTATTCGAGTCAATGATTCGGTTCAGAATCCACAATATAAACTGGAATATGAGATTAATGATTTACAAGTTGAAGTGCAGATGAATGCTACTTTTGAAGTCCAACGAACTAAATTCTTAGATACGGTGACGAATCTTATGAAGATTTGCCCACCGATTAATGAGTTTGTCGCTTCACCGGATGGCATTATGCTGATATTGGATAATATCGAGGTTAAAGATATCTCGCTGTTTAAAGAGAAATTCAGTGCGTTCTATCAGAAGCAAGAAGCCCAGAAACAACAGCAACAGCAAATGGCTATGCAAATGAATCCTGAAGTGAATAAACTGAAGATTGCCCAAATGAATCAGCAATCTAAACAGCAAGAATTACAAATAGACATGCAGAATAAAGAGAAAGATCGTCAAGCGGAATTGCTGAAAACGTCTATTCAAATGCACATGGATACTCAGAAAGTGCAAGCCATGAATAATGAATCCGAAGCTAAGATTGTAGTTGCTCAGAATGAGGTGGCTATTGCAGCCCAAAGAGCGGCTTCTGAGAATCAACGTAGTCTGATTGATGGCGCAATTGCGCTGGATAAACATGCCTATGGCAAGATAGAAAGTGATCGTGCGCATGGGTTGGAACAGTCGAAACACGCGGCTGGTATATTAAAAACATTGGGAGAATTGAGTAATGAAAAAGAGCGAAATGATGCCCTCAAAAGTCAAGGGCAAAATGAAGGAGAAGCAAGCGGCGTCAATGCCGAAAGCGAAGGCCAAGGGGAAAGCCAAGAAAATGAAAGCACCGAAACGGAGTAAAGATTATGGCGCATATTAAGAAACCAAATGAATCGAATAAACCAAATACAAAGCAAAACTTCGGCCATAAATTAAAATCATTGATTGATAATTCAGCCAATGGTATGGAAAAGTTACGTCAGAAAATGGTCGGCAAACGGGGTAAATAATGGCAAAACTCACGGCTAAGAAAAGAAATGCATTGAAGAGTAACACATTTGGATTGCCCGGTGAACGTAAATATCCAATGCCAAATAAAAGTCATGCCGCGAATGCCAAAGCACGCGCTTCTCAGCAGGTTAAGAAAGGCAATCTTTCTTCGGCTGAGAAAGCCAAGATCGACCGTAAGGCTGATCGTATTTTAGGGGAGTCGAAAGGCTCAAAATCTAAATCTAAGAAGAGGAAATAATCATGAGTGGAATGAAAAGTTGGCCGATTGAAGAGCCAAAAACAGGTGGAAAAACCTGCGATCCTGAACAACGGGCTAAAAAAATGTCTCCGGCTCAATCCGGTGGCTTTACCCCGATGATCATTAAAAAGGTAGTGAAGTCTTAATTGTATATAATACTTGACAAATTAAAAATAATTAAGTATTATATTCAATGTCTCTCTCTGTGATGGGTTCTTAGGATTAAGGCCCATCACCGCCACCCCAGCGTAGTGGGGTATTACCGACAATGCACGGGTAAATGCGTTCCGAACTTCACGGTATGAAGGTGTTAGCGTGACGGCGTAAATAGTCATATAGAGGTATCGTATGCAACAAGAGCAAAGTTTAGGTAGCGCAGTTCCTAATAGTGGAGCAGCGCCCGTTTCAGTAGCAAGTCAACCGAATGAAAGTACGGCGGCTCCAGTAGCACGTCCTACGTATTCGGAAGATCAGCAAACGCATTTGAATAGTTTAATTGGTGCGGCTAAGAAAGAAGGTTATGAGAAGGCTTTGAGAGAACGACATGAACAGACGGGACACCAAGCCCCAGTTCAACCCGTTCCGTCTTATGTCCCTCCTCATCAACCCGTTCAGCAGCCTTATCAAGCACCGATTGATCCTCAAGTGCTTCAGCAAATGATTGATACATCCACTGAGGCTAAATTTAAAGAAAAGCTTCAGCAGGTGCAGCAAGAGTTTGCTACTAAGAGACGGCAAGAAGAAGCGAATGAACTGACCAATAATCTATTACCGAAAGTCAATGCAGCGCGTGAAAAATTCGCTGATTTTGACAAGAAAGTAGATTTTGAGGCATTTCAAGGTGATGAATGGTATAGGAATTTGAGTCAAATAGATAATGCAGGTGAAGTGATGTATGCCTTAGTGGATAGTCCATCACAATTTACCTCATTAGAACTTTTACTCAACAGTGGAAATAAAGCGAAAATAGCAATGGCTAAGAATAAAATCCAACAACTCTCTACCAGTATGAAGAACAATGAATCATCTGCTTCTAAGAAAGTCGCTAATGAACCGCTCAAAGACGTACGACCCTCCAAAGTAAATAGCAGCGGTGACGTTAATCTGACTAAAGCAGCCCGTGAGAAATACGCTCGACAGTTTTAAACTATTGAGCTTCTAACGGTAATGCGCTCTGGTGATTAGACCCGCTGTTAATAGTGATCATTATTAACATTCGAGGTTTTTACAATGCCACAAGCATTACCAGCAGATAATATTTTACAAAACGTGCAGACTTACCAAAAGTCTGATTTAGGCCCATTATACATTTGTAATCCGTTGATCTTTACGGCTAACAAAATGTTTGATGATTTCCAGAATTTCTCGGGAAACTTAGGCGACAGTGTTACTTTTGACAAACCATTGAAATTGGTGGGTACGGATTCGTTAGTCGCTAACTTTGAACGTATCCAACAGCGCACCCAAACATTAACAGTTGATAAAGAGTTCAGCGTTGCTATTCAAGGTAATGCACAGCAATTCATTTTCAATATTGATGCATATATGGATCGCCTGGGTTTGCCAGCCATTCGACGTATTGGTGGACGTATTTCACAAGACGTTGCGCTTTTAGCTGAAACCAATACCTACCGTTGCTATGGGGACGGACGCAGTCCCGTAAATTCTTTTGCGCAATTAGATGCGGCACTAGAGTCCATGCGAGACTATGGGGACGCAGGTTATCCAACCCGTGGTTATTTACCTTCTACTGTTATTTCAGCCATTATCAATTCCGGTATTAATCAATTTGTACCTGAACGTAATGAAGAAATTGCGCAGACTTGGATGTTGGGTGACTTTGCAGCGTGTTCATGGTATCGCGTTACCAATATGCCAAAACACATGTCCGGTGAATTCGGTACTGTTGATCCCGCTACTTTAGCATTGACTGTGAGTGCAATTAGTCCAGACGGTTCTACATTGACCATGACCAGTGCAGGTGGTAGCCATACCCAAGCATTAGCGGCTTATGATATTTTGACGCTTGACCCTAATAATGCTGTTGGCGCTTTCTTCTTGCAGTTCTCGCAATTCAATACCACCTCTCAGAAAATACAAGTAGCTGTTCAAGCGGATGCCACTTCTTCGGGTGGTACTGTTACAGCCACTATTTTCCCCGCATTGATCTCCGGTGTGGATCAACCCGACAATAACAACAAAAACATTAACGTGTCTTTGGCTTCTTTAGTCGGCGCAACCGTAACCACAACCGCCAGTCATAATGTGGGCTTCATTACGGGCGGTAATGCATTGTACATCGCGATGCCGCGTTTGCCGGACCAATTTCCATTTCCATCCAGCCAAGAAGTGGATGATGAGACGGGTGTTTCGATGCGTGTTTACTACGGTAATATTCCAACACAAAACGTATATGGTTTAGTCCATGACGTAATTTGGGGTAAAACCTTGGTACAAGAGTATGCCATGCGTTTAGCTTTCCCATTGGTGAGCTAATACTTGATGAATATAACGGCAAACCAACTGATTCTACAAGCCTATTATCTGGCCGATATTGTCGGACTGGATTTTGAAACGGCTTCTGGTTCTCAGAAATTGGTGGGTTTGCAGTTATTGAACGGCATCTTAGGCGAGGTTGCTTTAGATGCCGTTTTCATCCCTTATTTTACACATCAGACATTCAATACGGTTCGTGGTACCGAAATATATGTGATACCGAATTTAATTGAAGTCAGTACGATGACTTACAATTTGAATGATTCTGTCCGCTATTCTTTAACACGTGAAAGCATCAACCGTTATTTTGGTTGGGCGCGTGTGAATAATCTCATTTCATTACCCTCTAAGTATACCGTAGAACGTGAACATAATGCCACTAAGATATATATGTATCCTATTCCCGATAAGGAATATGTGGTTAATATCACGGGTAAATTCATGCTATCGGATGTTACCGAAGGCCAAGTCCTAACCGATACGTATGATGTTTATTATTTAAAATGGTTGAAATACCGTTTAGCCTTAGAATTATGTCAAATCAATGGTAAACAACTCAATCCGGATGCGGCTCTGCAATTGGCTAATTTAGAACGTAGAGTCAATAAATTGGTGGGTACCGATTTAAGCATTAACAAATTCTCCTTAATTGCGAAACGGGCTGGACGTGGGGATGCTTATATGCAAGCTAACTTCCCATCGGCATGGTGGCCTTAATGGTCATGAGTAATACCCCTCAAACTATCCCTATTAAGATCGTGGGTGGCAGTACTTTTGCACGCTATCCTAAAATAACCAATGAAAAAACGGTTAATATGATGGTGACATCGGAGAACGATATCAAAGCTTTGGTAGACAATTCAGGTTATTGCAAAGACATTGATTTTGTACCCGGTGAACCGCGCGCTTTATACGTCAGTGTTCGTTTGAATTCTCTGATTGCGGTTATCGGCAATGTTGTCTATGCCATTACGCCGAGTCTGGATTTTCACGAAGTAGGTTTATTGGATTCGTTTAAGGGCGATGTATACATTACTGAAAACTTAGCCAGTCAAATTGGTATTGTTGATAACTTAGCCTTATATATCTATAACTACAGCAATAATACATTTGTCCGTGTGGATATTCCCGATGTCACTCCGGCTTATATTGCATTCTTAGATACGTATTACATTGTAACGGATTCAAATCGAAACTTTTGGCAACTCAGTAACAGTGATGATGGTTATACTTATAATGCCTTAATGATCGGCTTTCTACAAACGGCACCGGACGAATTACAAGCGGTTGTTCCGTTGAACAGAACCCTATGGGTTATGGGTAAGAAGGTATCGGAATTATGGAATGATAATCCTACGGGATATAACGCTTCGGGTATTGGCAATCCAGTCTCCTTTCCTTTCCAACGCAATAATTCTATATCCATCAATTATGGCGTATTGTCAGTACCCACCATTTGTGTTGGCTTTGATCGGTTGATTTGGTTAGCGTTCAATGCGGAAGCAGGGCCAACCATCGTCTATACGGAAGGTGGCCCCGTCAAAGATTTGTCAACGGATGGACTGGACTACATTCTAAAAAATATCATTCGTTTTCCAGAACAATCGAGCGCGACATTACGTGAAGAGAACGGCCATATTATTTATCAACTGACTTTCTTTAATCCGATGGATAATCTCAGTATTCAATATGATTTCAGTTCTGAATTGTGGAGTCATTGCACAGATGAACGTCAGAACTTTCACATTATGAAAGAATTGGCTTATTTTAACAATCAATATTACTTCATTAATTTTGATGAGACTGATCCGGGTCTTTATTTACTAAGCGCTCAATTAACCACTTACAATGGTGCGAATATCCCACGTATTCGTATATGCCCACCATTGCAATATAAAGATAAAAAGTTTGTGGTTAAACAAGTGGAATTGCAGATGGAACAGGGCGAAAGTGATGATGAGCGTCAGATTGATTTGTCCCTTTCTAAAGACGGTGGTGAACGATTTGGAAATAAGGTTCGTTATACCATGCTTCCGGTAGGTCATCGTAAAGGCCAGGTGCATTTTTGGAATTTAGGCATGGCGAATGATTTGCGTTTACAGTTTGAATTCTTATCGCCTGGACGCTTTGTAGTGATTGATGGGACAGCGGAGATACGAGTATGAATGTACTTACTTTTCCATCCACATCAAAACCTTTAAAAGTATCTTCTAAATTGAAAGTCAGTCCTCAATTGAATAGTCTGGTGGGAGAAATGGAATTGAATGAAGACTTCTTCAATTTCTTTTCCATGAATACGCAAGAACAACAATTATTCTTTTCTCAAGACGGTCATTTGGTTCCTACTCGGACTAATGATGAATTGGTGGGGCCTAATTCACTCAGCACGTCACAATATACAGCCCGTTTTGCTTATAACGGCACTACTGAAAACCACATGGCGAATACGGCGGGTGAATTCAAGAATATCAGTATGAATCAGTTAAGCACCCGTGCGGCTATTGTAGCAGCCATACCGATGCCTGACCGAATTGAGCAATACGGTGATGAGAATAAATTGCTGTATACCAATGTGAATGGAACCACCTTTCAAAATCTAACCGTGGGTTTAAGTTTTCCGATGCAGTTTGCAACGGATGGTACTACCTTATCACTCAATATTAATGGCACTCCATCGAATGTTCCGATATCGGCTCCCACATGTGTTGTTCACTTCGATTCATTTGATGGCACTAATTTATTTTTAACAATTAACGGCGATCCTAGAAAAATAGTTACGGCAGCACCGTAAGGGGAAATAGAATGTCTTCAATATTTAACGATATCTTCGGTACAGGGTCTTCATGGAGTAATCCAGCGAATGCTGCGATGCCTTATTTACAGCAGATTCCCGGCACAATATCGCCGTATTATCAGCCCTATATTAATACGGGCCAGAACTCCATGAACCAGTATTATAATAATTCAAGTCAATGGGCAACCCCTCAAGGTGCTTCCAATGATTATAATACCATTGCAGCGGGTTATACCACTTCACCTTATGCCCAATATCAAGATCAAAATATGATTAATGCAGATGAACAATTTGCTGCTGCGAGTGGACAAGCGGGTACGCCAGCACAACAAGCCGCATTGGCTGACCAAATCAACGGTATTAATTCCAAAGATGAGCAAGCCTATATCAATTCTATTCTCGGTATACAGACCGAAGGTGAACATGGCTTACAAGATTTAACGCATTTAGGTTACAACGCTTCCAATACATTAGCGGGTATGTTATCGAAAAACTTAAGTGCTGAAGGGGCTTTAGCATATACGGGACAGGCCAATCAAAATAAATATAATGCGCAGCAAGGCAATATGTGGTCAAGCATATTTGGTACCGCTGCTTCAGCAATTCCTTGGTTAGCTGGGGGCCTTACCTCATCTGCAATTCCGGCTGCCATGGCCATGGCATTATAAGAGGAAACAATAATGCAATTCCCCATTGAAGACTTGCCTTTACAATCGCCTCTGACGAGCAATATTAATAATTCTCTGGATATTTACTCTAAGCTCCAACAAGCGATGGCTGCCCCTGAGCAAATGAAGATGCAACGGGCAATACAGCAAGCGGCTTTGCAGAAGCAACAAATGGATAATCAATATTATCCTCAAGATATTCAATCTCAGATTGCCTTAAAAAATGCTCAGGCATTAGCTCTTCAGAATAAAGCACCCTCTTATCAATCGGGTATTGGTCAACAAGTGGCTGATCGTATGCAGTTAATCAAGCAGTATGGTCCGAACAGCCCTCAAGTTCAAATGTTTGATAAAAACATGGATATTGTTAATGACAAAATGCAAGCGATGGCTGGATATCAAAGAGGATTAACGGATAGCCTTCCAACACGATATGCAACGCCACAAGCCAGGGCGCAGCTTATGTCATTTGCACAGAATAAACTGGGTTTACCAACCGAAAAAGCAATACAGGTGGCAGCTAATCCAAGTAGATATTTCCCCATGGGGGCTGAGGGTAATCTTGATTTCAGTCAATTTCAACCGAATGGTATTCAACCCCAAGCACCGCCTCAAGGCATGATGCCAGGAATGGGCCAATTACCACCTGCTCAAATGGGCGGCGCGTCACCCAATCCAGCAGCCGGAATGACCATAAATCCACAAATGGCACAACAGGCAATCCAGGCTAATCCGCAAATAGGCCAACAATTAGGCGCACAGTCTCAAGGACAACCACCCCAACAACCTATGCCCAATGGATCGCCAATCTCAGCGGCATTGTCACAGGCCACCAATCAATTAACGCCGGATGAGAAGGCACGAGCGGGTCAGCAAGGATTGGAAACTCAATCATACATGGATACTAAGACAATTCCCGTTCAGCAGCAAAATGCTATTTATGCCGCTAATCGCGCCCGTGTTTACGCCAATTCTTTAATTAAAGAAATGCCCAATATAACCCAATATTTTAATCCAGCCGGAAAACTGAGACTCACAAAAGATCAACTTTCTTCTGTCATGAGCGGAAAAGCACCGGAAGGATTACAAGATTTAGCCAATTTTAAATCAGATTTAGAAAACTATAAATTAGAAGCCGCTACTATGTTGAGAGTACCCGCTGATCAACAAGGACGCGGTGATTTTGGAAAAGCATTTGATTTGAATAGTTGGTATACCAATCCTCAACTGGCGCAACAAACCCTAATGCATATTATGCAAAATGTAACGAATGCCGAGAAATTGAATGCGCAGCCCGTTGAGCAAGCGCGTCAGCAAAGCAACATTCCATTGCCATCCATAGGTCAAGCACTTTCTGCGCAAGGCAGTGGAAATAATGGTGCTGCACCTGCTCAAATGAGTATACCCAACTTCAATTCTAAATCTGAATTTCAGACATGGTTTAAATCAAAAACTCCGGCAGAACAAGCGGCTATTAAACAACAAATGAGCAATCAATAATGCCCTATACACCGACATTAGACGATATTGAAGAAATAGAAGGACAGCAAGCCAAAAGTGGTGGCTATAAACCTTCTTTATCGGATATTGATGAGATTGAGAATGCCCAGAATCTTCATATCGGCAATACTGCTTTAAGCAAAGATTTCAGATGGTCACAAGCACCCCAACAATTGGCACAGCAAAGTTCATCTTTAGCTAAAACAATATTGGGTAATACTGAATATGGTACTTTAAATCTGGGTAGACGGATTGGCAATACTCAATTACAAGTTTTGGAAGCCATGGGTATTCATCCTTCTAAAATAGCGGCTGCATTAGGGTTGAAAGGTGTCCCAGAACAAATTCCAGAAAGCTATTTAGGCAAACAGAATTATGTCCCACAAGATACTGAAAATACTCCGATAGCCCAAGGTTCGCAAATGTTGGGTGGAACCGCTCCATTAGTACTATCAGCACCCGAAGCTGAGGGAGGAGCATTGCTGACAAAGGCGGCTGAACAAGCTCCTAAAGCGGCTGGATTCTTAGCAAAATATGTGGGTAAACCATTAGGACAATATGCTAAAAATATTGCATTAGGAACAGCAACAGCCCCATTCTATAGTGATCAATCTGTTCCGCAAGCAGGAAAAGAAGCGCTCACTAATCCTTTGATGCTTGGGTTATCCGCTATTCCTTCAATGACACAAATAGGTTCTGATGCTGGACAGTCTATTAGTCAAAAATTAAAACGCTTAGGAGGGACAGCGACACCCGAAGAAATGCAACAACGATTAGCTGCTTTGAATGCATTAGGAATTAAGAATACCCCTCCCGCTAAAATTATCAGTAGTCCAAGTTTAGCACGTGCTGAATCATTATTATCCGTTTCCCCTGGTTCTCCTATGGCTCAAGCTCAATTAGGAGTTGGCAAAGCATTTGGTCAAAATCTTAATGAAGGATTAGGTTCTATCGGTGTAAAGGGTGAAGGATTGGAGGGAGATACTAATCTAAAACAAGAAATTGCTAATGAAGTAGGTCAGAATTATTCAGCGCCTATTCATCAACAATTAACTGAAAATCTACGTAGTCTATCGGGTAAATCGGATAATCCTTTAGAGTCACGCGGTGAAAATCTTCAAGAAGTACAGGATGAGTTAAATAATACGTGGAATCAACGTGTCAAACATAATCAAGATAAATATGATGCCATGGGCCAAACCGGAAAAGATGAAGGTGCTAGAGTAGCTCAAGATACTATTACTAAAAAAGCAAAAGAATTACGTGATGAAATGGATATTGTTAAGAGCCGTCATACATTAGGAGGCTTCGATTCAGATTTATATAATGATCTAGGTAATATTATTGATCAGAAAAAAACAATTGATTATTTCACCGGAAAACCTGATCAATATCCTCAGCAGGATTTTAAGGATGTCAATGCATTCAAGAAATATTATTGGGAAAAATCCGAACAAGCATATGCTTCTGGAAATAAACAAGCCGGTAAAAAATACCGTGCTTTATATAATGCTTATGATCAAGATATTAAGCAAGCCGCTGTCACTCATGTAAATCAAAATCCGGGTTCTCAATTGCTTGATCAATATATGGATGCACAAACAGATTATAAAAATAATCTGGTTCCTATCCAAGAAAACAAGGCTCTATTTGAGCATGTATTAGGGAAGCGACCTTCTGAACAATTAGCCAAGGACTTTGTGAAAACAGGTTCTTATGAAAATTCTACTTTAACAAAACAATTAATGGATGTTCTGTCTCCGCAAAGTCGTAATAAAATAGCATTATCCGTGGCGACCCGTGGAATGAATAATCTTGATCCTCAGAAGTTATTTAAAAATTTAGATACTTTAGGAGATAATACTAAAAATACTTTATTTCAAAATTCACCGGAATTTATTAAGTCTATTTCTGATACAAAACAAAACTTTGATTCTAAATTATTTGAATATGGAACTGGCGAACGGGATGCTAAAGATATTACAAAACAATATGTACCTTTAACAAAAGAAAGTGAAAATCCAACATTGACTAAGCGATTAATGAATGCACTTTCTCCTCAAGGAAAAGCTAAAGTTTTATTGGACAGAGTCAGCAAAGGTCAGACTGAAGCGGGTCCCGAAACACAATTAACGCCACAAGAAGTTATTAAACGATTTAATCAATTACCACCCAGAACAAAAGCAATATTTAAACAGCAGTTTCCTAATTTTGTAGAACGCATGAGTAATCTTAAAACAGCCACAGGTATGTATCCGCCGGGTGATATGAATGCCATGCTCATTCCAAAGACCGGATTCACAAATGCAGCTCAAGACCCTATTAAAGAATTAGAGAAAGGTATTAAAGAAAGTCTTTTCAGTAAGGGCAATCTATTGACCATAGCTGGAAAAACCTTAACACCTATTGGGTTAAGACATTTATTAACCAAAGCATTGTTAAATACCAATGTACCACAACGCTATTTGCAGTCTTTTGAGCCTATTCAACCACGGAATATGAATCAATTACCGATAGCTCAATTATTGGCTATGCAACAAGGACAAGCGGGAGCAAACAAATAATGACTAATCCATTATATGCCCAAGTAAACAAAGACTACCGATTATCAATGAAGTCCACAGCAAATAGGTCAATAGACCAAAATGATAAGCCGTTACACCTATGCAAAATAGAAAGAATAAAAAAAACATACGAGGTACTCCATGACCTGCTTAGTTAATGCCGTCATACCCGCCAGTCAATTCATGATCGCACCGTCCTTACAGCAGGACTTTATTGACAAAGACACAGGCGAATTACTTGCCTTTGGCATTGTCACGTTCTACCGTGATGCGGATCATCTGACTAAAAAGCCAGTCTATGCCGTGAGTGGGCCACCTGACGATCCTATCTTCACCGAATTGCCTAATCCTTTGATCTTAAGCGCAATCGGTACCTTCATTGATCCTAATAATGATCAAGACATCATCCCCTACTATCGCCCTTATGACGATGAAGGAAATGTTGACCTTTATTATATTACCGTATACAGCGCCGATGATCAAGGGAATCCAGCGGTATTGCAATTTACGCGAGATCACTATCCTACGGTTAATATTAGTTCTAATAATACGCAAGTGTTTGCTGAGAACTTTTTGCCCAATGGACAGTTTTTATTACATATTACACAATCCAATCCCCTGGTCAATACTACTTCCATATTTCCGGTGGCGTATGGTTATTGGCAGTTCGCGCAAACATTGAATACCACTTCCGTTAATGCCGTCACTTTCCCACGCTTCAATTCGCCCAGTGATAATCCACTTCAAGACCCACGTTATGCGTGTCAAATCGCATGTACCTTAGCTGATCCAGCCGATGATCGAAAAGATTTATATAATACAATTACTAATGTTAATTTTATGCAAGGCCAAGACTTAACATTTAGTATTACGACTTATTCCAATGATGGCAATAATCATAATGTCAATTTTATTATAGAGCAAAATTTTGGAGTAGGTGGTTCACCTTCTGTCCAGACCGTTATTGAAACATTATTAGTGACTCCTGAAATACAGGCATTTACTATTAACTTTACAATGCCTTCTACAATTGGGAAGACACTCTCTTCCTTAAATGGCGATACACTGAACTTAATACTCAGAGGGCCGATATCATCTACTTCAACAATCAGTTATACCAACGCTATTTTAGTAGAAGGGACTTTTGCTGCTTTAACATATCGTCCTTTGACTCCTGAACAAGACACCGCTTTTTCATTATCGGCTGTCTTTGATATTCCATTTTATAATGGGACTGATATTGGAAAGTTTGTTCAATTAACTCAATCAAATACGAGTAGATCGCTCCCCGGCTTTAAATATACCGATCTGTCCACCATATTAATTTTCCCTGGAATGCATTTTGCATATGTCGGCTCAACGGCTCCCAATGGTTTCAAAATTGAAAATGGTGATTCTTTTGCGGTACAAGCCGGAGGTGATTTAACCCCTTATGTGGATTTATTTAATGTCATCTTGCCAGGCTCTACGACAGGAACTTATGAATATGGTACGGGTATTAATGGATTTACAAATGCCACAGATATTACAGGATTAGGCCCACTTCCCGATAATCAATTATATATTGTTTGGAACCGATTTGACATTGCTCAACCTGCACCGGATGCGGGTACATCAGGCTTCACATTTGTCTTAACAACTACTTTAACTCCTAATGTGAATCGTCAGGTATATACGCAAACAGTTCTACCTGCATCATCCATTACGGCGGGTCATTATTATCGTTTACCCGTCAACACAACCGGACCTCAATTTGTTCAAATGTTCTGGTTCACCATTGATGGTATAGGCACACAACCCGCTCCGGCTTTTAATAGTGTGGTCAAAATTGATCTCTTATCAACCGATACAGCTTTACAAGTACGCGATAAGATCGTGCGATTTGCCAACGGATTATTCCAAATACCGGACTTACAGGGCAGATCAATTCGATACTGGAATAATGGTTCTTATCATGATCCTATTCAATCGGATGCGCGCCAACCTTCGCAAAATAATACCGCAAGTGTTGTTTCACCGGGGTTCATTTCATATATCACCGGAAATCAGGGTGACAATATTGGTTCATTTGATTTAGAAAACTTATTACCTGATCCAATAGGGACTTTTAATACTCAAGATTTATATTTTAACGCCATCATCAAAACTTAATCGGAGACATGAATGCAAAGCGTCAGCACTAATTTAACAATTGCCAGTTCGCAAAATGGAATACCGTTTTATGCTATTCCTTGGACATCCATCAGCCAACAGATTGCACTTACACAGAATACGAGCGTAGGAGTTGCCATTCCCCAAGGTATGAATGCCGCTATTTTATATTATTCATCGGGTGCCACTGTAATGGTCAAGCAAGATTTAATTGGCGTGCCATTAACAGCGCCTACGAGCAGTTTTACATTAACATCCGCAAAAATTAATCCACCGAGTTTAATAGTGGATGCGACCGATAGTAATGGTAATAA